GTGAACATCTCGTCCATCTCTTCTTCGCCTTCTTCGCTGCCCTGCATTTCATCGCCATCCATGGACATCTCGTCGTCGCCCATGCCGTCCATGTGGTCTTCAGCGCCTTCTGCGGCTTCTAGCTCTTCAAACTCAGCCTTGAGCTTGGCAAGAGCAGTTTCGAGGTCGCCCATGGTGCCTTCGATGTCGTCCATGACGTCATGTTCAGCGCCTTCTGCGTCAGACATAGCATCGCCGAGATCTTCTTCAGCGTCATCCATGTCCATCTCAGCATCACCCATGTCCATCTCAGCGTCTTCACCCATGATCTCTTCTGACTCAATCTCGTCATTTAGATCACTGATGTGGTCGCTGTGATGCATGACATCGTGGCGGAGATCCTTGCCTTCGTCACCGCCGAGTGTTTCTTCATCCATCTCTTCTGCGCTGATCAGTTCTTCGTGGATCTGACGAGCTTTTTCGATAAAGACCTGATGTAGCAGATCCTTTGCCTTGCTCTCATCGCCTGCGACGAGATATTCAAGGACTTGTTCAAGTTTATTCCTAGCCATTGCCTTTTACTCCTGTGGTAAGATGTGTAGCAGACTCGGCTGTATTTAATGGCAACAGCCGAATCCTTTGAAATATAGGTAAAAAACCGTAGATACGATGAAACTTACCTATCAGTAGACTTTTTGTATCCACACGCAACCGGGTAGATCTGAACCTGTGAGATTCTGTGTGACAACAGTACCACCACCACCTGGTAATGACACGCTCTGACCATTAGCTATATACCAACCAATTGGTATGGTGGCACCAGTAGGCAGAGAAATGATGCCGTTAGTGGGCATTGGATTGTCAAGGAATGTGGTAGTTATGATGATGTTGCTGTTGCCGTGGAAGACGTTGCTACCACCAACTACACCGTTGATTATTATGTTAGAACCAAAGCTTAGGCTATTAGCTACACCATCCACTGGGCTGGGAACGTAACCAAGCGCAGTGTTGATGTCATTGGCGTTCAGCAGCTGACCGCTGGTCACGATACCATTGCTGCCAACTGTCACATTTTGATAGTAGCCCGCTGTGACCACGTGTGTTAGCGCCAGTGGCATCACCACATTACCGCTGCCGTTGAAGCTCACGCTGGCATTGGCACTGCCTGTCACTGTGATGGTCATGTTGCTAGTAAATGCGTTAGCTGTGCTGGCTCTTCCAAAGAGGTGCAAACCGTTAGAATCGCTTGCTATTGTGATACCAGCAGCCAAACCCTGAGGAAATCTTGGCGCAAACGCATAATATCGGTCATCAACCAACACGCTAGCTGGTAGCGCAGCTGGTTGCAGTGGTACTAAACTTGTAGCATAGATGATCTCGTTGTCTGCCAGTGTTAGAGCTACGCTAGTCCCAAGAATGCTGGTAGTAGCAGTACCTGCTGCGCCATCAAATGGCGGAGTGAGCACCTTCCACTGCACGCCGTTGTAATACTTGATAGCTGCTGCTACAGTATCATACCAAAGCTGTCCTATCAACGGGCTTATTGGCGCACTGTTGCTAGCAAAAGTCTGTAGCAGATCAACGAAGTTTTGGTTGATATAAAGTCCAAAGTTCACGGTGTTAGCACCAACTAGTGCCAAGCTGGTGCTGGTAGTGTTTATGGTACCGTCAAGCACCAAGATGTTGCCCTGCGACGTAGCCGTAGACTGATAAGGTATGTTATAACTCATAGACCTGGTGCGCCTTCTTCTGCCGGAGCGTATTGCATGGATAGATGATCAGCATGCACCAAATCTTCCAAAGCTTTAGCAGCACGCATCTTCTTGAGCTTGTTAAGCTGTATGAGCGTTAGTCTCACCCTCCTAGTGTCATGCAGCTTCGCCTGATTGAACTTGTCATCCTCAGGTGAGTAGTATGCGCCTTGGAATTCGTCAGCTCTCATATGCCTGTCCTCGCTGGATATTTATGGTTCTTAGGTACCACCAAGTATGCCGCCACCTGGTGGTGCCGCCGGTGGAGCTTCACCGCCTGCCGGTTCTTCACCTGGTGGAGGTGTTTCTTCTACTCCGAGATCTGGTCCGCTTGTAGGAGCAGGTGTCTCTGAATCAGGACGAAGTCCAATAGCGTTCATGCCAGGTGGCTCGCTAGATGAGCTAGTACCCGTCTTGTCCTTGACGCGATCAGCATTCTCTTCGCGCCACATGACTTCGTTGCGAGATATCTCTTCCTGCGTCCAACCAAGGTAGCGTTCGAGGGCAAATCGCTTGCTCACATACTTGGTGGCTTCTGTGCCCATGAGAGTGCTGAACAGATTGATCTGCTCACCATCCATCTGCATGCGACGATAGTCACTGAAGCTCTGGGCAGGGAAGAAGGTGATCTCAAAGAGGTTGCTCTGTATCTCTATGCCACGATGCTTGAGAAACAGCTTGAACTCTTTGTCAAGCACTGGGCTCATGAGGTTCTGTAAGCGACCGCAATACTTGCTGAAGCGATATTCCTGCACGTAAGCAGTGCCAACCTTGCCATCGTTGTAGGTTGCAGTGCCATCATCTGGACCAGTTGGTAGATAGCTGCTAGGTATACCAAGACCGCGGATCATCTTGTTGTTGAAGTACTTGAGATCGTCGATCTGTCCAAGATTTTCACCAGCATTCAGCGTGTCAATGCGTGTCCCCTTGCCCTCGGCATTGGTAGCAAGGAAGAAATCTTCATTGATGCTGATGGGATTGTAGGCAGCATCTATAACGCTGACACCACCGCCCGTCCTGTTGGGAATTCGTCGCTGATATATCTCGTTCTTGATGCGTTCAACGTACTGCATGGCACGAGGACCACTCAGAGATCCCACGTCAATGTAGAAAACTCTGCGTTCTGGCGCACGCACGATGCGATAGATAAGGATGCAGTCTTCAAGCAGATCTTTCTGCTTGTAAACCTTGTAGATGCTTTCTAATATGCTAGTTCCAAAAGGCCATTGGTTGTCCATGCCTTCGCTGAGGCTGAGATGCACCACGTGAGTGGCATCAACTGCTGTGTCATTGGGTTGATTGTTGAATCGGCTCTGGCGAGAACCAGCAGTGCTGGCCTGACCATAGTTTAGTGTACCAGCGCCGCTAGCAGGATTACCACTGCGCGGATATCCACCAGGGAAGCTGTATTGGTCGTGAACAAGCATGTTAGAACCAACCAACGTGGTGAGATTGAAATCTATCTCACGTATCACGTACTGTTCAACGCTCTTGCCTTTGTCTTCATTGACGATGATCTTCTCAACTTTAGTAGGATCAATCCATATCAGCCGGAATGTTTCTGGATCCCTGATGTAGATCTGATCACCATATTTGATCACATTGCGAAACATGCGCCACAGGCGCTGGCGCCACTTGTTCAGAGCACACCACTGCTGCAACGTCTCTGTGAGCAATTTGATCTCAGTCTCGCTGAGCTTGCCTTTGTAGTTGAGCTGGAAAGGTTCATCATCCTTGTCAAAGCTCTGCGTGCTGAAATCGCTGATTGTGTCCAGAGCACGGCTGATCTCGCTGTCCAGATCCATTTGTTCGTACTGCACATAGCGCTCTATGCGATTTGGAGCACCACTGTAGACTTCAGGCAGATAGCTGTTGTATTTTGATGAGCTTCCTGGTTTAGCATCCCCATCGCTGTTCCACTGCTCCATGCGCTGCTGCATGCGCGCCTGAGTTGGTACAGCGGAGAAATATTTCTTCCAAGATGCCATGTGATGTATGCCTCTTTAATGGGATATTTATAGTGTGTTGGCTCCGGTACCACTAGGTCAACTTAATAGACCACAGCAGCAACCTTGCTGAATCCGTCGCTCATGACCCTAACCTGACGATCTTCAACTAGCAGCAGCGATTCGATGTTGTTATTGAGCTTGTTGAGCGCTGCCATCATCTCCTTGTGTCGCTGTTCAGGACTGTGTGGCCCGTTGCTAGTAGTACCAGTGCCGCCTGCTGTTGGATTGGTAGCCACTGGACCACCACCAGACAGACCTGGAGCGGCTGTGGCACCAAAGGTTGAGCTGATCACGTTTGGTATGGCTAGGGTAGCCTGCCTGTTAATGAGATCAGACAAGCTAAACAGATTGCTGAGGCTTTCGATAGATATGCTGTCAGCAAACGCATCAACTAGATAGCTGTAAGCGTCAGCAAAATAGTAGAGCCTGTCAGCTACTAGCGGTATGTTACCGGTTTCAGTCTCGAGATTTGCCAAGCGAGCCATTATCTCGTTGCTGCCTAGCAGCCAATTTCCCATTAGCACAAAAGCACCATCACGGAAGATGAGGTCTAACATTGCCAAAGTATCCAACGCTGGTTTGCTAAAAATCCCAGTATTGATCAGATCAAATGCTCTGGCATAAGCTTCGCCAAAACGTCCCATGACTTCAGATGCTGCGTTCAGAGGCTCGGCAAGCTCACCAAATAATGCTATTTGCTTCCTGATAGTATCGCTAGCTAACAACCTGTCACCCTTGAACAAAAGCTTGAGCTTGTCCATAGTGTCAAACGCTGTTTGACTAATGGATGCATTGTTAAGCGCATAAATTACACGGGGATAGGCATCAGCAAACTTGCTCATAGCATCGCCTGCTGCCTTGAGAGGCTCTGCTATCTCACCAAAGCGCTTGAGCTTGGTTATGGGATCGTCTGAGAAGAAGCTGCTTATCCAACCAGTTAGGCTACCTAGGCTGTTAACCACCTCTCCTGCACCCATAGCAGCTAGTCCAGCGCCAATCTTGATCATACCGTTTCCGGTCTGTTCTAGCTTGGTACCATCAATGTCAGTGAATGACTTGAGACCTTCAGCCATCTTGGGCAAGGCTGCGCCCATGATCCACGTTGCACCAGCTATTCCTGCGCCTATCAACGTGATGCTACCACCAAGTATTGCTGCACCCAACAGAATATATGGATCTGCCATGGCTTTGAGACCGATACTTAAACCTTCAAGTATGGCGCCTAGTGCCACACCAAGGCCTTTGCCTATACCACCTACTATAGCAGCTATTGCCTTGCCTAGACCTTCGCTGATGCTAGCGATGGCCTTGCCTAGCGTATCAGCCAGAGATACTAGTACGCTGCTTAGCTTGCCAAGCACATCAGCTAACAGGGAAGTCATGCCTCTGATAGCATCTCCCACTGCACCACCTATGCTCTTGATGCCATCAGCTAGGCTGGCACCCATGCTGGACATGGATTTGGTAGCACCGCCTGCGGCATCTGCGGCAGCCCCAGCTACGTTGCCAAGACCTGGAACGTTAGCTAGAGGTTTCAATCCAGGCACGCTGAACAGATTCTTGACTAGGCCGGCACCGGATCTCAGCGTCTTGACCACTCCCCCCAGCAGTTTGTAAATTATGCCACCACTCAGTATGGCCGCAACAGTGCTGGTCACTACTTCCTGCGTGGTCATCGGCGTGCTGTCTTGACTGTCGCCTCCAGCTTTATCTGGCGTGGCATTCATACCAAAGAGAAAGCCAAATGTGCTTTTGATATGGTCTCCCAACCAAGTGAACCATTTACCCACGGTCTCAGCTGGTTTGGTAACCAGATCATAGAGACCTTCAAAGGTAGTGGTGAGTATATCAGCTGTTTTTTCAATCACTTTGAAAAGAAACTCTATGGGTCCGGCAACCAGTGCCAGCACCTTGGCGGACATCAGGGTGAAACCATTGTTCAGAGTGTTGAGGCTTCTGCTTACTGCTTTCTGTGCGTCAGCTATGGCTTGTGCATCAGCAGGTGTGGGCTGCCCCTCTTTGATGGCTTTCTGAGCTTGTATGAAACTAGTAGCGTACTTCTGTAGGGTCTCAGCTGCTTCTTTCTGACCTATCAGTCGAAGCTCATTGGCTCTCTGCTGGAAGGTCTGGCTCATCATAGCCAGATCCTCGTTCTGTGCCTGTACGTTACCTGCCATGGTATCTGCTGACAGCTTCTGTATCTGTTCCAAACCTCCAGGGAACATGTTCATGGCTTTGAACACATCCGGCATGACCTTGCTGAGACCACCAAATCCCGTGGGACTGTTAAGCTGAGCAAACATGGTCTGTAGCTCAGCTGCTGTGTCAGAACCTACCACATTGAGCTGAGCTAATCCTTTGCGTGCCGCATCCTGCAGCTCTGGGGCAAGGCTGTTTATCAGCAGCTGAACGTCGGGTTTCTTCAGCTGCTGTTTTATTTCTGCATCAAGCTGTTCGCGTCTCTTGCCAGTGCTCTGGCTGAGCCTGTTGAGCTCCTGACCATATTCTATAGCACCTTTTTTAAGCTGATCGTCCGTGATTCGACCAAGCTGACCGGATGTACGCATCTGATCTGCATAGCTGAGGAACAGTTCTTGCGACTCTTCCATGCTCATACCAAGGTTGCTGCCGTTATTGGTTAGCTTGGCAAATTCCTTGCCTAGCTGAGCAGTCTTGTTGATGCCCATGTAAGTGACCACTTGGCCATGTTTGGTCAGCACCTTGCTAAGCGTCTGCAGATCAAGTCCAGTATCATTGCTGGCATGTGCTAGCTGGCTGAGACCACCGCTGAACACCAAACCGTTGTCATAAAGGCTCATGACACTGTCTGCAAGCTGAGTGCCTCGCTTCCATATGATATCAAAAACCTCAGCTGCGAGCGTGACCCTGCCTAGCATTGCTGAGAGAGCTGTGTTACCCTTGCCAAGGTTCCAGCTAAAACTGTCTGCTGCGTTGGCTATGCCCCCAAACAGGCTGCGGCTGTCCATGCTGCTGAGGCTGTCAAAGGTCTTTGCCGTGAAACCCAGGGTCCTCTTGAGATCTTTGGTGCTAGCCGCTAGATCGAGATCAGCACCAGTGTTCTTGTTGACAGCTTCTGTGTTCTTGTTGAGATCCTCGGCTACCTCGCCTAGATCCTTGATAATATCAGCGTATTCTTTGTCGTTCTTGGCGACGCTCTTGGCGACGCTCTTGGCAATGTTCCGCAATACGGCATTGCTGTTGTCGCTGCTGGCTAGCAGTGATCGCAGCGTAGCATCCTTGGCCCATTTGGGATAATACTCTTTATCGAGTTCGTCAGACATGTCCTGCCAAAATCTTTCATAACCCTGCGATTGCGCAGTTAAATATCTGTGCTATCACACGCCAGCACAGATGCTGGCAGGATATTTATGGAAAGAAAATCATGGTCAACAATCCACTACAGAAGCATTTTAGGAGACCAGCACTCTGGATCAAGCTGCCCACGGGTGGACGCTGGTACCAAGATGGCAGCGTCAGCATCAATGGCGAAGGCCAGGTGCGCATCTTTGGTCTAACTGCCAAGGACGACATCATGCTCAACACGCCAGACGCGCTGTTGAACGGCCATGCGCTGGAAACGGTCATACAGAGCTGCGTGCCAGATGTCAAGAACGTCAAGGGACTCATGCAGCCAGATCTAGATTCCATCTTCCTTGGTATAAAAGCAGCCACAAACAATGGTCAGTTTGAGATCGAACGCAAGTGCGAAGCCTGTGGTCACGAAAACAACTTCGCAGTACAGTGCAACCATCTCATAGATCAGACCACGTTCGTGGAAGACAGTGACTGTGTGGTGATGATTGGCAGCGACATGCGAGTGCACATCAAACCATATAGCTATGAGATGCGCACGATTCTCATACAGAAGCAGCTGGAAGAACAGCGGACTCTCACTGCTATTGAACAGGACAATCAGATAACCGATGACATGCAGCGTGCCGGAATATTAGCACAGAGCATAGAAAAACTCACAGAGCTTACTTTCAAGCTGGTAGCCAACAGCATAGTCAAGGTTGATATCATAGCAGCAGAACCTATCACAGTGACAGATCAGCAGCACATCACAGAATGGCTGCTGAATACCGACAAGGTAACAGCAGATGCTGTGATCAATGCTGTCAATGAGCTCAATCGCGTTGGGCCACCAAAAGAAACACCGGCACAGTGCGAGCAATGCGGACACGGTTGGACCGAGAAGCTGAGCTTTGATCCCGCGCTTTTTTTCACGCGACTATCGCCACCATGAACCCTGACCTGATTGGTACCATGCTAGAAACCATGGTTAAAAATCAGGATCTCATAGAACAGGACGTGTCATCCTTGGTGTTCCACATGCAGGGTGGATTGGACTATGATGATGCTTGGCTGCTTACCACTGAGCAACGTCGCTTAATGGCCAAGATCATACAGAAACACTACGATGATCAGAACCCTAATAAGAAAAATCTATTGTGATTGATCCTGTGATGAGCGTAGCTCATCAGTTAGCTGAGCTAAAGCTCATCTAACACGTTTTCTTTAATAATGCTTGATTAGTTATTCTGGTCGATTAGCAGCCACATCACTCCCTTTGCCAGGGAGTGACCATGTGAAACATCATTCTGGTTCGAACGACACCACTGCCCTTTCATCCTTGCTTGTCAGCAGCTGGCGGAGTGCCTAATTCCAGCTTGCGGATGAGATCCTCTGAGGAGTCTATACCTCAACACTCGGTTATGGGAGTTTACCCACGCTACATGATGGTCAAACGGCCAGACGCATCATGCATCACAGCTGGCCAGTCGCACGGCGGCTGTGATCCTTTTCCTGATTTCCTTGGCAGGGGCCTAGCAGATAGAAATCCCCGTTCAGTGAGTGTGATAACCTTGCCGTTATCCTTTCACTGAGTGGTAACACCACCATTATGGAGCCAATATGGATTAGTAGGTTACAACTGTGAGGTAACCCTGGAGCCTATTTCACTTGCTGTGCTTGATTGCTGAGTCTATGACTTCTGCTAGCTTATGGCGTTCTTTGTTTAACATCTCTGAGCCAACGACCTTCCACAGCTGTTCAAGCTGTGAATCGGACAATTTCTTGTGATTCTCTGAGCAATGAGTGTTGAATTCTTCTCTGATGCTAAATCCTGGCTTGGCCAAGGTTCCGTAGCTGATTGGAGCTGCGCGGCGCTGCCATGGGCTGGTCTTCTTGGCCGGCGTGGTAGCAGCAGTGGCAGCCTTGGCATCTTCTGGAAACCAGTGTTTCTCAGCTGGCGTGTTTTCGACCACCTGAGACTTGCTTTTCTGCCTCTGTTTGGCAACTTTCTTGGTGACCATCTGATACCTCCGTTACTGTTATAGCATTGTCATCTATGGTGTCAGCTGTCAAGTTCGATGACAGGAAATGGTCATCTGGTTGAGCCAGCCAATCATCCAGCAAATGCACGTAGAAGTCTTTGTATTTGTTGTGATACTTACCAGGAATGGCCTGTTTGAGGAACACCATGATATCCACGTTATTGTACTTGATAACGAGGCTCATCAATCGCTTGCTGGCATCTGCATCTTGCTGTGCCTGGGCAAGCCATTGATCCCATTGAGCAACGCTGTGCTTGAGCACGCTCTGGAAGCTGGGTGGTGTCTTGTAGTGCTTGCATTCCACGCTGTAGGTAAAGTTTCGAGGGCATATCAGGTCCCCGAAAATCGCATAGTCTAAGCTGTAGCTCTCAGTGCGGATCTTGTTGCTACCACCAAAGAAGCTGCCGCTGTCTGGATTGCGGCGGAAACCGTTAGCCATGCCCAGCGCCGCTTCGAATCTAGCAGACAGCGTGTTTGCTATCTTGCGTTCAAAGCTTGAGCCTTTTGCCTTGCCATTCACTGCCATCAGGTAATTATCTCATGTTCATAGCTGAAGGTAGTAAATCCACCTTCTTTGATCACGCTGAGCACGTTGCTAACACGGGTTATCAGTTCTTCTCTGTGCGATATCACGAACACGTTCTTGCCACGCTCGCGTTCCATGCGCTTGAGCACAGCAACCGAGCCTTCCAGACCAGCAGGATCGAGGCCGCTATCTAACAGTTCGTCCACGAACAGCAGATTGATCGCTTGGTTCATGTTCTCAAAGATGTCACGGAAGCTCCAGCTCAATCCCAGTATCAAACGAGTGCGTTCACCACGTGATAGATTGTCAAAGTCCAGATCCTGACCCAGCAAGCTGATCTCTGTGGTGAGATCATTGAGAAACTTGACGCTGTGAGGCAGTCCCAGCTTGTCCAGGTAGTCGTTTAACCTGCTGTTGAGATAGGCTAGGTTCTGATCAATGATGCGCTTGCGTATGAAGCTGTCCTTGTTGGTCAACAGCTTGAGCAGGAACTCTTGGTGTTCTCGAGCCTTGATCATGGTGTTCAGCTTGTCATAGCTGACTTCTTGTACCGTGCTCTGTAGGCTGTCTGCCTGATCTAGATAGGGATTCTCAGCCGCACGCTCCTTGACCAGATCCTTGTGCAGAGACTCCAGAGTGCTCTTATGGTTCACTGCTTCGGTCAGCGTGGGATAGAAAGTCTGAGGCGTGCCCATGGCAGCATACACAGGTTCAACCTCATCTATCTGAGACTGTAGATCGGCAATTTCCTGCTTCTCGGCATTGACCTGTTGATCCAGCGTGGCAATCTTGCCTTCTAGCTCGCCGATGATGTCTTCGTGCTTGTGGTCCTTGATCTGCTGTTCGCACATTGGGCATTGCTTGTGCACGCTGGCACGTTCAAACTGGTTTAACAGGCCGTTGAGCTGTGTTTCTAGCTGTCCAGCATGCCTGCTCTTGAGGCTTTGATCCTTGCGCAGCTGTGCCAGGGCCTTGCCTAGCTCTCTGTGAGTCTCGACCAACTTGTGTTTTTCAAGCTCTGTTTCAATGTCCAACAGCTCAAGCTGTTCTATGGCAGCTTCCAGAGTGGCCACTTCTTGCAGATGCTTGTTGTCCCAGTTGTTGATCTTGTTCTGCAGATCTTCGATGGCCTTGGCAATCTTCTCATTAGCAGTCTTCACGGTGCGTATGCGAAACTCTTCCTGATCAATCTCAGTCTTGGTGGCCTTGATCAGTTCCTTGAGATTCTCAGCCTTTTGGCTCAGCAGCGTGATGCCCAGCAGCTCTTCGATGATCTCGCGCTGTTTGGCAGCACCCATGGCCAAGAATGGCTCTGTGTAGGTGTTTAGTGCCACGATGTGCTTGAACAGCGTGTGGCTCATGCCTATGAGCTTGACGATGTCTTTCTGGCTGTCACGCGCATCGCCCTGTGCTTCATCGGTGGCTTCTTCGCCAACCTTGCTCTCATCATCCACCATCCAGCGGAAGAACTGCGGCTTGCGACCGCGCTCAATGCGATGCGTGTGACCATTGAGCTCGAATTCGATGCTCACGGCCATGTTCTTGCCGTTGATCTTGTTGACGAGGTTGTCGCGCTTGATGTTGGTCAGTGCTTCACCGTACAGCCCATAGCTGATGGCTTGGAGTATGGTGCTCTTGCCCACGCCGTTGCGCGAACCATTGCCGCCCAGATCCAGATTGTCACCTAATACCAAGGTCAATCCGTTGCGATCCAAGTCCACTGCTTGCGTTACCGCACCAACAGACAAGAAGTTCTTGAGGCTCACGCTTTTCAGTTTCAACATGCTTATATGCTCTGATAGATCTGGATCAACTGCTGCCGATCTATGGTATTGGATTCTATGCTCTGCAGATGGCTGATCACGATGGTGTCCACGCTCTCAAAGTTGATGTCACCATCTGGTATGGCACCTTGCGCATCTGCTTTGGCCACCTGTAGGTTCACTTCGCGAGCGTTGAGTTCGCGCTCAAACAGCTCCTTAAGGAAGTTGGCTTCTTCATAGGTGATGTCCAGATCCACTGCGATGCGAGCATAGGTCTTGGCATCAATGATAGATTCTGGATCTTCCAGCAGCGTGCTCAGAGGCGTTACGCGATATTTTGGAGCACCAGGCCAAGCACGGAACGTGGGATACTTGCCTGGTTCCCAGAGCATGATGCCTCGGTTGTCATCCCAGGCATCTGAGTAATCATGTGGGAAGCAGTTGCCAGTATACCAAACCTTGCCGCGGTTCTGTCGCTTGTGGAAATGGCCAGTGAACACCTGCGTTTGGTTAGCAAAATGCGTCTCGTTGAGCAGCCCGTGATCTGGCATCTCCACCATGGCATTCATCTTGAACTTTGGCAGTTCGAAATGTCCAAACATGTATGGCGCTTTGATCTTTGGCACAGATTTCCAATCATCGCCTACCAACCATGGTATGAAGCTTACGCCATCAAACACCTGTTGTGTCTCGATCAAGCGGATGTTCGCAAATTCCTTGATGTAAGGGATGCTGTGGATCTCGTACTTGTCCCTGTAGAACAGATCATGGTTTCCTATGAGGAAGAACACATTATCAAAGTAATCGTTCAGCTTTTTGAGCCCGCTCACTGAGTAGTTGAGCGTGCTTACATTGATAGCACTGCGATTGTGATGCCAATCGCCGCCGAAGATGCAGTTCTTGCTGCCCCATTCTTCGGCCTGCTCGATCATCCATTCTATGAACTGCTCACAGCTGGAGTTGTGCTCGCGGCTGTTGTTTCGCAATCCATAGTGGATGTCGGTGAAGTACACTGTCTTTGAGAAGTCTATGTCTTTTGCCATGCACTTGTATGTTACGGCATCAGCTCATATTGATCAAGTGCTCTCTTTGGCAGCAGAAGCAGCAGCATCTGCTGCGGCACGAGCCTGTTGGTTCTTCATGTCATGCTCGGTTTGGCGCGTGTAGCTTGGTGTGGCACCATGCATGATCAGGATGTCATCTCGGATGTTTTGGTTGCGTTTCTCTATGTTGAGTACGCGAGTGAAGCTGTTGGTGATGGCAGCAGTGTAATAGGCAAATGGATTGGGAGTCTCGGATCGGCTCTCGTCAAACTGCAGTCCGATCTGGCTGAGCTGTAGCAGAGCTTGGCTCTTCATCTCGTCTATATAAGTGTATCCTCTCCAATTGCCGCGATGTCCGTAGCGTTCAACCAGCTTCATGAACATCATGGCTAGCTTGTTGGTCATCTTACCATGAGTGATGTTGAAGTGTCCGTTTTCCAATCCACCCTGCCAGTGGCTCTTGCCCACGCACATGAATTCACCATCCCTGTATATGAAGTGCTGATATGGTGGAAAGTTGCACTTGATGTGGCGTTCTGCTTCAGTCTTGGCCTTGTGTAGCTTTTCCTCGTTGATCGGTATGTGATCAAATGTCATCAACCTAACCACGATGTCTTCAACTAACACGCTATTGGGATCCAGTATTATCACTGGATTCCTGGTACCGGCTGCTACAGCAGCTTTCTTGGCTACTACAGCCATCTGATCCAGTTTGGTCTTGCGTGCATCTTCCAAGCGTTCTGTGTTTATTTTAGCAAGGTCGTTGGTGATGATGTCGTAGTTGGCATACTTGGTCTCTATGAATTCGCAATAGCTAGCTTTGCTGCGGTGTATCTCTTCCAACAGGTCCTTGTTAGTTAGATACTTGATCTTGGTCACTGCTATCGCCATCTGCGGCTCACCTCGCTGTATTCTGCGTGACCGTCACGCATAGCTGTAAAGTTGTCCAAAATCTACCAGTTAAGTCAATTTTGTCCATGAGATATTTGGTGGTTTTATCACCATAAATACTAAGCCGGGAAACGTGAGGTATTTATGGCCGAAAATGGAAATCCAACAAATGCCACTGCAGCCAGCGCCACTCCTGATTCGGATGCGCAAGGTCGCAGGGTGCGCTTGCGCCCCAAGCCGGCAGCTGTGGATCTGATCTATGGTACCTCTGGACTGCTACAGCCCCTGAGGACTACCAACGGTCTCACTTGGCCATATCAACCCACCATCACCTATGACAGCACAGTTGAGTACAGTTCTATAGACATGGTGCATGTGAACCAAGAAATCCTGGGTTACACCAAGACTCCTGCGATAAAAATGACCGTAGCTGGCGCTTTTAGCGTGCAGAACCAACAGGAAGGCATCTATGCTTTGGCTAGCATACACTTCCTTCAGACTGTGACCAAGATGTACTTTGGTACTGGTAGCAATCTAGGCATACCCCCACCTGTGCTGCTGTTTGACGCATACGGGCAGTACATGTTCAATGCTCTGCCAGTGTTAGTCACCAATTTCACAGTTGAACTGCCTAACGACGTGGATTATGTTCCGGTCAACCTAGCTAACATACAAACCTATACCCAGCTACAGACACAGACAAACACAGTAGGCTACAGTCAGACGCAGACAACCACCCAGCTGAGTTCATACCAGAATGCTGCTAGTGCTGCTTATGTGGCCAGCAACATGTTCACAAGCAGCCTACAGAGTCCTGCTGGTTATATATGGTTACCAAGCGTGTTCACGCTCACGGTAGGTATCACTGTTCAGAACACTGCCAAGCGTTTGCGTGCGTTTAATCTTGAAGACTTCCGCACCGGAGCGCTGATGAAGACAGGTGGTTGGATATGACCAAGGTTACCTATGACAAGAATAGCCCTTACTATCAGACTCAACAGATCACCAACTATGTGGGTTATCTTGACTATTGGAACGGACAATACATACTACCTCAGCCCACAGACAGCATCTACAAGATACCCTTCATCTACAATCACCGTCCTGATCTGCTGAGCTATGAGCTATACGGAACTAGCCAGCTATGGTGGGTGTTTGCGCTGAGGAATCCAAACCAGTTGATCGATCCAGTTTGGGATTTCGCGAGCGGTCTCACCATATACATACCGGCTCAACAGACACTGCTTAAGGTTAGCTAATGGCTTCTACATATTTCATAAATGGTCGCGAAGTATCTGCGGAAGAATATCAAGCTTACAAGAAGCAACAGGCAGCTGAAGAGGCTGCGACAAAAACAAGATCTGACAGCGTATTCACTATTGGTAGGGCAGCAGACGCACCAGCTGCTAGCAATCCCACTCCCTTGGATCAGAACGCACAAGTTAACAGGCAAGCTGCAGCTCCGTTGGATACAAAGTTCAATGATCCAAACAAGACCAACAGCAATAGCGTCAATCAGCTGGGACAAAGCCCCAATGCTGCACAGATCACGCCAGCTAACGGCAGCTTTGAATCAAGGATCGCTACATATGGCCTAACCTTTAATCCCTACCCAAACGCTCTCAATGAGTATGCCAATTACACTTATCACATCAGATGGTTCATGACTACCGAAGCTGAAGCCTACAACAATGTTGATGGACAGAATCCCAACAGCAGCAGGCTGACCAAGACGGTGATAGCCGAGAGTGGGGTCACAGCTGGTCTAAACATAGTTGAACTGAGGATCAAGGCCAGTTCTGGTGGCAACAAAGAAAAGCGCAACATGTGGTGCCTGCAGGAGCTGGACATGGTGCTCAGCGAACCTCTGAATCTCAGCCTCTTTGACAAGATCTACTATTCTGCGCAGGAGATAGGCGTGGTCAATCACGCTAGATGCCCTTATTTCATCGAGATCTGGTTCAACGGATACAACGAGGATGGCACTATAGCAGCTCCAAACCTCTTCTATACCTTGTATAGAGTGGGATTCATAGATGTTGAAGCATCTACTAACACAGCTGGTACCACCTGGAACATCAAGTTCTATGGTGACAACAGCACAGGTGAGATGAATCAGCTGGCTATACCGCAGGCTGGCCTCAACATACCAGCTACCAATCTGGGAGAATTTTTTGATAATCTTACCAGTAAGTTGAACACCCAGGTACCAGAGGTAAACAACGATGGCATCCGACGGGTGATCTACAAGATTGAATATCCCAACATCTGGAAGACATGGAACATGCGACCTGCCGACACTGACAAGCATGTCAATCGCGCAGGCAGCATGAACAAGGAGGATGGCGCACCCGGAACTGGTACTGTAGTCAAGATAACCAAGGGTCAAGCTATAGAAAGCATAGTGAACTATGCTGTGTACAGCTGCAAGGAAGCGCAGGATTGGATCACCGGTAATTCTGGAGCAGCTCAAGGCGGTGCCACCTTCAATGACCACGGTCTCATAGGCTATGTCAGCGTTTATGCCAAGACCAAGATCGTAGGCTTTGATCCTGTCACACGAGATTACATACGCGAGATTACCTACACTCTGTGGCGCACAGAAAGCACCAAATCTTATACTGACATTCAAGCTGTGAACCAAGCCATGCAGCCCAGCACACAGCAGGCTAAGCTAGCCTATCTGGTGCAGAACCAGCGATTAGTCAAGAAATATGACTATATCTACACTGGATTGAACACAGAAGTGATCAACTTTGACATAAAGATGAACCTAACCTGGATGTTCGTGCAGCCAAGCTGGAGCCAAGGCAACAGCTATGGCCAATACGCTCAACCAGCGTTGGTGAACCAAGACAGCCAAGACTTTCGCAAGCAGAAAGGAACCCTGCCGCAGGACAAGACACCTGGTAATGCTCAGCAGCTTAACCAAATCGACAGAGCGCTGGGTGGAGCTGGCACTCCGCAGGACATTGGCCAGCAATTGATCAATGCTCTACCTCCCGGAGCGCAGGCAGCCAAGGATTATGTAGCCAAGAACCTCGCTGATCCCAATACCAGAGTGATAAAGTTTGATGCCAGCAATGGACAGCTGGCAGTGACGGCTGCTCAAGAGAATGATCCGTTCCTACAGAAATATCTGGCTACGGTGAAGAATTATCAAACTCAGCGCCAGTCTCAGCTAGCCACGGCGTTTGTTGAAGATACCAAGCTTGACATAAACTCGGTGGTGTTCCCACCTCTGCCAATGGTAGCAGTGTTTGACAGCAAGCCAACCACGCAGAACGCACAGCAGAACACGGACCAACGCAAGACCCCTGCTAACACGGACAGCCAGAACTTTCCAAGTGGCACTGGATTCGTGGGAGCCGTGATGGGCAACATATTCGACGTGCGCACAGAAGCTTTCAACTCCATAGAGATCACCATACGCGGTGATCCTTGGTGGTTGCCTGGCAGCAACATTGCGCTGAACAACATCGTAACAGGCCTGACCAACAACAACAGTGCGCAGGCATCTCAGCAGAACCAAAACAAGGCCAATTTCCTCGGTGGAGATAACTGCTTCCTGTTGGAGTTCAGGGTTGGCATGGTACTGGACGAAGCTACTGGTCTGGCAATAAGCACTGCTCAGGGTGGTGCAGATTTCTTCAACGGAATATATGTAGTTGATGAAGTTGAAAACATCCTTAGCCATGGCAAGTTCACTCAGATACTCAAGGCACACAAGGATGTGTTGGCACAGAATCCAATCAGCACACAGAATCTACAGAGCAATAATGGTCCGGGAGGCAGCCAAACCAGCGTTGGGGCTGCAGCCCCTAGCGCTCCTCCCAGTAGCAGCGCTGGAAATCCCATGGGTCCTAGATAGACCATAAATTACTGAGCAGGGGATCAAACCATGGTATTATATCAGAGGACAACAGTAAGCCCAGATGCATATGATCTACAGGCTGACGGTCGCAGCATTCAGCTAGATGGTATCTATGTTGGATTTGTCAAAGCCGTAGACGACCAGCAGCGCATGGGTCGAGTGCAGGTATGGATCCCTGAGATCAGCGGCGATCCTTTGGATACCAGCCAATGGTTTACCTGCAGCTATGCTAGTCCATTTGCTGGCGCTACTAATATCGTCAATGTAACTCCTGGTCCTAGCTGGCGCAATACCCAGCGTAGCTATGGTTTCTGGTTCGTGCCGCCAGACCTAGAGAACGAAGTGCTGTGCTGCTTTATCAACGGTGACCCTGGACGAGGCATTTGGTTTGCCTGCCTCTATCAGCAGAACATGAACCACATGGTACCAGGTATACCTGGTGACAGCGCCAGTGACGGTTTACCTGTGGCTGAATACAACAAGCTCAAAGCCAACGTGGCAGTCAACACTGCTACTGCGCCTATCTATGCACCATTGGCTGACCAGCTCAAAGTACAGGGTCTTGACAGAGATGCTGCTCGTGGAGTTAGTGGTAGTGGCGCTAGGCGTGACGAACCAATCAACAGCGTGTTTGGCATACTGACTCCGGGTGGCAGCCAGTTCGTGATGGATGATAATCTCGATCAGCGCTTCATTAGGCTGCGAACTCAGCAGGGTGCTCAGATACTGATCAATGATACCGAAGGCTTCATCTACATGATCAGCCGCGATGGCAACAGCTGGATGGAGCTAGGTGTCAACGGAGCCATCAACATCTATGGTCAGCAGGACATCAGCATTCGTTCTCAGGGTACGCTCAATCTGCGAGCCGATCTGGACGTTAACATAGAAGCAGGGCGCAGCATATTCGTCAAAGCCAGGGGCGAAGTCAGCAGTGTGGTCATCAACGGCGTAGGCCCTGTGAATCCAGACAGCGGCAAGGTAATCACAGCTACCACTAGTTCAAATGCTCAGGTACCTGCCATACGAGTCCAGGACACACAGGCACAGATAGTTGCCCCTACCAGTGGCATCACAGGCGAATTCGTGCCAGGCATGGACATCACTGGCATTCCGTGGGCCAACCCAACCACTGATGCGGCACCGCCCATACCAACTCCCACAGGCAACGTGGCAGGCAGTGGCGCTCCTGTTGTCATAGTAGGTGATCTAGTAGCTGGTGCGATTGGACCAGGAATCGCTTCCAACTATCCTGGTGCTTTAACCAACAGCAGCAACACAGCTACCACCGGAAACGTGTTAAACACAGTGGTCAGCACATCGTCGGTGCAGAATCCAAACTACGCAGTGGTTAGCGTGGGAGGTTATGACTACAACGACGGACAGAACAATCCTGGTCAGACCACCGAGAACCTACGTGCCATACGCGAGAATATCAATGCTCTTCACTACATCTGGGTGCTGCCTGATGATCCAAATGCACATGCTACAGTATATGGTTTCGCGGTAGGTGCCGGAGATCAGACCCAGGTGATACCCCATGACAGCAGTGGTGCGATAGATACCAATGCGTTGGTCACCAATATTCTCAACAACATAGGACAGATAGTCACACCAACTCCGCCACCAAACCAAACCAGCACTCAGACCACGCAGCCTCCAAAACAACCAAAGGTCACGCTGGGCGATGTCAGCAAGAACGAGGATGGTAGCTTGACCTACCTCAACGTGACGTTCTCTCCTGGCAATCAAAGCACGCTGAGCAACGCGGCCGTGATAACAGGCACGCTGCAGAACGAAACGACCAACGAGAGCGTGCAGACCACCAACAACAACAGCACGCAAGCTGGCATGATAATGATCAATGCTCACCGTGACATGCATCTCACTAGCGACAATGACATGTATCTGCAGAGCGCAGGACAGTTTGCTCGCACCAGCCAGAAGAACATGTTTGACTATGCTTATGGCAGCTATGATCTAGCAGTTGGTGGCTATCTCACCATGCAGAGCAACGGTTTGCTGAGCATAGGCTCCACGAACAACATGGTCCTTGGTGCCAACCGCATAGATCTCAATGGGCCCGCTCCAGCAGCAGCCAAGACAGCCCCAGCTGCGCTGCAGCCCATAGACACTCAGATCAGGGATGCGTTTACCTTAGCGCCTGCTGATATAACCAACAAGCTGATCAATACCATAGTAAGCCAGCTGCCAACGCACGAACCATTCCAGGGCCACGCAGCTACTGCCCAGGGTTACAATGGACATGTGGAGACTGGCAGCAGCACAGATCCGTTCACTGGTGATCCGTTAGCACCTGGTCAAGTTCTCAGCACCCAGTCTAAACCATTGGATCTCAAGGGTCAGCCCAATCCAACCAGCCCACCCGGCAACTACCAAGGCAAGGGTTACAGCAGCAACGGCGAACCTCAGTACAGCTTCAACGGTCCGGCCACAGACCAATCTGCTCCGGGCAGCCTGCGCATAAGCCAAGCAGGTGCTGAGTTCATAGCCAAGTTTGAAGGCAAGAGATCACAGGTTTATAAGGACAGCGCAGGCTTGCCTACCATCGGCATAGGGCATCTGCTGCTACCAGACGAGAAGGCTGGAAACTACGTGACCATCAACGGCCAGAAGAGGATGCTCAACAGCCCATTGAGCGACGCTGAGATATTCGCTCTGTTCAAGCAGGATCTTGCGCCAAGAGAGCAGAAAGTGGCCAAGAGCGTGACAGCCAAGCTGAGCCAGACGCAGTTTGACATGTTGGTCAGCTTTACCTACAACATCGGCAACTGCAACAGCATTGCTGCTATACTGAACTCTGGCAGCTATGACGTCACTCAGAAATGGATGAGCTATTGCCACGCTGGCGGTAGGGTCATAACCGGACTGCAGAACAGGCGCAGGGCTGAAGTTACCAATTTCTGCGGCGGCAACCCTATCAACAGTGGCGGAGCCTAACAGCTCACACCTCAGATCTTGGTGGTAAAAAGCTGGCTAAATATCCACATAGACAGAGGTAAAGCTGCCATCATGGCCATAATCGCGCCCAACAGATTGTTCTACGGATTCAGCACGCTGGATACCACAGCCAAGAACCAAAACTTCGCCGATGTTCCTCTGATCAAGAGAGATCTCTACAACCATTTTAACACCTTGGTTGGTGAGCGCGTGATGATGCCCAAGTATGGCTGCAGCATCTGGAACCTTTTATTCGAACCATTTGAGGAATCAGTGGTACAACGTATAGTGGCCGAAGCCACGAGGATCGTGGAGACTGACAGCAGAGTGCAGCTGCAGAGCATCATAGTCAAACCGTTTAACAACGGAGTGATCGTGCAGATGCAGCTATTCTATCTTCCCTATGGCGTCTCGGACTATTTCAACGTGACGTTTGACCAGAATGCAGTAAACCTGGATACAGTGAAATGATGAGAGGACCATATGGCAGTTAGTCAACAACAACGTCAGAAGCAGCTGTTTGCTGCCGAAGACTGGCAGGTCATCTATCAGGCCTTTACGCAGGTAAACTTCAACGCCTATGATTTTCCAACCATACGCAATGCCATGGTGGAATACATTCGCCTCAACTATCCAGAGGATTTCAACGATTGGACTGAAAGCAGCGAGTTTGTTGCCATCATTGACCTGCTGGCCTATCTGGGGCAGAGCTTAGCGTTCAGGATGGATCTCAACACTCGCGAGAACTTCTTGGACACGGCACAGCGCAGGAGCAGCATATTCCGCCTTGCACGCCAACTTAACTATCAGCCGCAGCGCAGCATACCCAGTGCTGGACTGCTCAAGATCAACCAGATAGTCAGCAACCAAGACATCTACGATGCCAATGGTATTGATCTCAAGAACACGCCTATTAACTGGAATGATCCAAATAACCCAGATTGGCAGGAACAGTTCATACTGGTGTTGAACGCTGCGCTCAATAGCACCAACTACTTTGGTAATCCTGCTAAGAGCGGCACAGTTGGTACCATACCCACTGAGCTATATGCGCTCAACAACACTGCTATACCCACCAGCGTGATAGGATTCACGTCTGTGGTTGGGGGCAATAGCATGAACTTTGAGCTAGCCAATCCAGACTTTAATGCAGCCAGCGGGGGTAATGCCACAGTGCTAGGTACCACTGGCTATTTCTTTGAACGTGATCCTAATCCAGTAAACAGCTGGTACATCATCTATCAGAACGATGGCAACGGCTATGACAGCAACAACACAGGTTTCTTCTTGTTCTTCAAGCAGGGAACCATGGGCTATTCTGATTATCTACTAGAGCTTCCCATTGCTAACAGGGTCATAGATGTCAACATTGACGGGGTCAACCAAACAGACGTCTGGGTACAGAACATCAATACCGCAGGCCTAGTTACCACTCAATGGACAGCTGTTCCTAACGTCAACGGTTTCAACGTTATCTATAACAGCTTAGACAGCAACATACGCAATATCTACAGCGTTATCACGCGCGACAACAATGGTGCTGATCAGATCAGCCTGCGATTCGCAGATGGCAACTTTGGTAATGTGCCAGTTGGACTATTGCGAGTTTGGTACCGGGTAAGCAACGGTCTCCAGTATCAGATCCGTCCCACAGACATGACCAACCTAAAGTTCAACTTTAGCTACAACGACAACCTTTTCAACACCTACAGCGTGGCATTCAACACCAACCTGCAGTACACGGTAGCTAACAGCCAGACTACCCAGAGCAACCAGCAGATACAGCTGGCTGCTGAGCAGGTGTATTACACGCAAGATCGCATGGTCAACGGCGAGGACTACAATCTGTTCCCGCTACAGAGCAGCCAGGCGCTCAAGGTCAAGGCCATCAACAGGGTATACAGTGGACAGAGCCGTTACTTAGACATAAATGATCCAACAGGTACCTACCAGAACATCAATGTGTTTGCCACGGATGGGATACTCTACGAAGAGACCGAGCTGAATCAGCAGGAAGTGACCATAACCGTTGGCACACCTAACCAAGTCTATGTGGTGGATAACATACAGCCTATGATAAATGGCAGCACGTTGTTCGAAGGCGACTCCATAGAGCTGCAGAACTTCTACTATGACAAGTTTGCCCGCTACACTGCGCCTGGTTTGTATTGGAATCTAACCACTGCCAACATTGGAAACAGCACCGGATCATTCCAGATAGGTGGTCAGGCACAGCGCCTAGGCCAAGATGCAGCCGCAGGCAGCGGTGAGCAATACATAGCATCTGGTAGTTTGGTCAAGTTGGTCAATGGTTCAAATGTTGGATCTTGGACCAGCGTTGTCAGTGTGATAGGTGATGGAACTGGGCTTAACAACTCTGGCGTGTTAGCTAACGGTCTTGGTGCGGTGACCTTGAGCAGCGTGCCAGATCAGTATAGCACTGTAACCAGCATCTGCGCCCCATGGACTACCACGTTTACTTCAGCTGAGATATCAGCTATCACGGCAGCCATGAACGCTACACAGACCTTTGGCATAGGTTACAATCAACAGACAGAAACTTGGTATGTGATAGATAACGACAATTTGGCCACAGGAACTGCCTTTAGCCAGACATACTCGCAGGATCAAACTGGTACCAATCGAGACAGCAGCTGGCTGATCAGGGTGCTCTATAATACCAACAGCTGGATAATACAGACCAGAGCGCAGCGATACGTGTTTGAAAGCGTAGATGAAGTGAGGTTCTTCTTCAGCAACAGCGGTAAGACCATTGACAGTGCCACGGGCCAGATTCTCTATGACAGCGTGACCGTGCTGGGTGTGAATCCAGCACCGCTGCCTCCGTCACCTCCGCCTCCTCTGGGCATAGACTATCGTTGGCAGATATATGGACAAGAGATCTATCCAGACGGGTATGCGGATCCTGCTAGCGTGCGAGTGACGTTTTGGAGCACTCAGGATCAGCCATTGCCAAACGATCCAGATCAGTTCGTGGCCATAGTAAAACCAACTGAAACTCCTCCGCAGAAATTCGTGTTCTGGGTGCGTTATACCAGCGCTGAAGGCTATCAATACTATCAACCGATTGACATACCGCAGACACGCATCTATAGCGTGCCCAGTGCTGTTCCTGTGCCTCCTGCTGGTAATTGGCACGAAGGTGAGCTTGCTTATATCATAAGCACCAGTGCCTTCCTGCAGTATGTGAACGGTGTTCTTATCACAGTGACTGGAGACTACAAGGTACGCCTAGGCCGTAACAACATCAGCTATCTGTGGAAGCACTATGCTACCTATCAGCAGCGCATCAATCCCGCTATAATGAACATCATTGACATATTCATACTCACTACCACATATAACCAAGACCTGCGTAACTGGATAGCCACTGGCGGCAACTCGTACACTAAGCCACAGCCGCCTAGTGTTGAAACTCTCAACAGCACATTTGCTTACTTTGAACAGTTCAAGATGATGACTGATCAGATAGTTTGGCATCCTGTGACCTACAAGCTGCTATTTGGCGCACAGGCTCAGCCAGAATATCAGGTGCTGTTCAAGGTAGTCAAGGTGCCAGGGACCAGCTATAGCGACAACGAAGTAAAGAGCTTGGTCAAGAGCCAGATAGACACGTATTTCAGCCTCAGCAACTGGGATTTTGGTCAGAGCTTCTTCTTCACCGAGATGGCCACCTTCATACAGATGAATCTGGCTACCATCGTGGCAACCATAGTAATGGTACCAACTAGCGGCTCTGCGAGATTTGGTGACTTGTTTGAGATAATTGCTGATCCTGATGAGATCTTCATCAGCTGTGCTACAGTTCAGAACATCGTTATAGTTGGTAGCCTCACAGAGGCACAGCTGGGGATAACCAATGGTTGAGAAACGTCGTGTAATATCGCTGCTGCCAGCTGTAAACCAGACTGACACGCTGACCAAGTTTTTCTCAGCTACGGTTGATCATCTGTTTCAGCCAGAAAGCGTGGAATTCCTCAGCGGCTACATAGGCAGCAAGCCTCCATATTACAATGCGAAAACTGATTTCTATGTGGGTGAACCTACCAAGAGCAGGCAGGATTATCAGCTACCTGTATCAGCTATCAGCGCCAACACCTATAGCGGCAAGGTCACTAACATCATGTTCTATCATGATTTCGTGAATAGCCTGCTGTTTCAAGGAGCTGTGACAGCTAACCAGACCAGATTGTTTGAGCAGGTATACTACAGTTGGTCGCCACCAATTGATCCTGACAAGCTGATCAATTTCACCAAATATTACTGGGTACCAGTTGGCCCTGCTCCGATCTTGTTGCTCAATCCAACAAACCTAAGACAGGATGCTGTGGGCAAACCTCACTACACCTATCAGGGTGCTTACCAACTTACGGGAACTAGCGAGATCAAGGTTGGTAGTTTGGTATTCTCGACTGGTTTGGTAGTCACTCCCACTTCAGACGCCACAGGAAGCATCAATGGCACCGCATACATAATCAACAATGTTGGTCGCAGTATACAGCTTCTAACCCTTGATGGATTTGTTGACCCAAACTGGGACACGCGAGGCTGGGATACTCAGGGCTGGGACGGTGATGCTAGCATCTATGTCAAGGACTACACCACCATTGGTCGTGGGCCAAATCCCAGCAACCAATGGAGCATCAATAATCGCTGGTTCCATGAAGACGTGTTGTTGGTCAGCGGTACCGGAACATTCCCACCCTATCAGACCAGAGCTGCGCGACCAATCATCGAATTTGATTACGATCTACAGCTTTACAACAGCGGCAACAGAGGGCGTCCAAGCGTAACGCTGATTGCCAGTGACATCGCAGACGTGATGGGAACCATAGTTGGTCAGACCAGCTATACCATAAACGGTCTGGAACTCAGAGACGGATACACATTGCTGGTAACCGGTGATGCTGATCCATTGGTGAATAACAGAGTATACCAAGTTGGTGGTTTATCTACGTTGGGCGTGATAACGCTCACGCAGGTTGGCGGAGCACCGGCTTATGGTGATGCTATATTGGTGAGATATGGAACTGTTGCTGCCACACAGACCATAAGCTACACTGCCCCTGTTCAATATTGGTACGATGGCACCGCATGGAAGAGGGCACAGCAGCGTGTGCCTTCTGTTGCTCCTTTGTTCAATCTCTATGATCAGTATGGCAATGCTCTAGATGATCCTAGCGTCTATTCCAGCAGCACCTTTGCCGGTAACAGCATATTCACTTATGCCTTGGACCAGTATGCTGTGATTGATACAGAGCTAGGAATTCAGATCAAGCTAGATCAATTTGGTGATTATGTTTTCAACAACACATTGGTCACTGACACTTACACATATGTCAGCGATGGCAGCGTGGTAGCTATACCTGGTTTCGCCTACTATCGCAACAATGCTAGTGTTGCCCAATACAACAATGCTTGGTACAGATCTCCAGTGCCTAGCAGGCAGTATATAGTCAATGATTTCACGGTTAATCTACCCACGGCTCAGTTCACCATAGACCAGGTTCCAGATCCGCATCCTGGTCCTCTGCCTAGCATTTATGTCTATCTGATCTACGGTGGTAGCAGCCACCTGTTGGTCAACGATGTAGATTACACAGTATCAGCCAACGTGGTTACCCTCACGGTGCCTGCGCTATCAGGACAGCGAGTGCTGGTACGAAGCTGGAATGGCACAGCCGCTCCAATAAACACTGTTGGTTACTATGAGCTACCTCTGAATCTCACAGCTAACCCTGACAATGAACAGGTAGGCAACGTAGGCTATAGTCAATTTCTGCAGCAGTTTAGCAGCATCATAGGTAACCAGCCAGGTTTAATTGGAAATGCACTTGGCAACAACAATTGGCGCGATACCAGCAAGATCCGAGGACTTGGACTGAGCATACTGCAGCACAAAGCTCCTATGATCAAACCAATGATACTGAGCAGTGGTAATATCACTGTTGGTATCAATACCGTGATGAACCACACCGAGCCAATGCAGGCCATGCAGTACGCTCAGAACCAATATGTGAGATTCTACAATCGCTTCATTCAGAGCCTGTATACGCTGAGCGCCAATGGCTTCACTGCCAATCAACAGCCGAGCGAATGGGTTAGCGCTGCGCTGAGACAGATCAATCTAGGCAAGACACCTGCTAGCCCATGGGCTAACAGTGGACCAGATGGTCCAAAGGCAGGTTACACCTATCTACGCAGCACAGCTCCTACCTGGGTGCCACCAACTGGTACTAGATTAGGAATCACCAAGGCCTATATTCCTACTGTGTACATACAGGGCCTAGACCTATGGATACAGTGCCACGATGGTGCACGATTTGTGATGGCCAAGGACGGCCTGCCCCTGGGCAGCATCAGCTATGGTTTAACCAGCACCAGCGACCCACTGCTTCTCACTGATCCTGTAGCAGGCGCTTGGCTACAGTTTGAGCTTGACCTATTCAACAACATGCCTGATGCCTACAGCGATTCGCAGGCTATCATGGCTTTTGATATCACAGCCTATACACCAGGTAGATGGCGACAGGGCAACTATACCCGCAGCGAATTCCTGCAGGTCACTTATCCTATATTTGATCGCTGGGTGATAACCTATCAGGCAGATTATCGAGCTAACACCACTTATGACGTCAACGATCCATTCACTTGGAACTACAGCAATCTGCGCGACAGCGACGGCGGGTTAGTCCCAGGCTACTGGCAGGGCATCTATCGTTGGTACTATGACACCGATCGGCCTCATCTAGCACCCTGGGAAATGCTGGGATTCAGCCAGCAACCACCTTGGTGGACAGAAGAATACGGTCCAGCACCCTATACGCGCGGCAACACCTACATGTGGAGCGACCTAGCTGCTGGTCGTATCAGGCAAGGACCACGTGCTGGCATATATCTGCCAGGAGTGCGTCCCGGACTGCTATCCTGTATCCCGGTAGACGCACAGGGCAAGCTGCTGCCTCCCACAGAAGCTGGCTGCGTGGTTGGACTTCCCAGCGTTGCCCAGGCCGCGGCACCATGGGTATATGGTGATGGGTCGCCAGTTGAAAGCGTGTGGATCTACAGCAACGAATACACGTTTGTGACTGCTCAGTACAGCTATCTCATGAAGCCAGCTCAATTCATAGAATACAACTGGGACACGCTGCGACAGCAGACTGTTTTTGCTGACCAACCAACTGCCCAGACGATCTACATAGACACTGATAATCGCAGGCCCAACAATCAGCTGTATGTGCATCGCGAGAATCCCAGTGCCATAGGCGGCAACCTCAACATTCCAAACGAAAGCACTCTAAGCTATTATGGTAGCGGAGGCGTCCAGCATTGGATCACTGAGTATATCGTTGGGCAGAATCTCAACGTCACTCAGTATTTTGGTAGCATAGTCAGAGGTACGGTAGCGCAACTGGCCCATCAAGCTGGTGGTTTCGTGACCAGCAACCTTTATCTCACAGTAGATAGCTTTGGTCAGATAGGCTATACCAGCCAGATCATACCAAGCGAAAATGTTAAGACCTATCTCTACAAGAGCGCTAGCATCAGAGAGAGCTACTATTCTGGCGTGATCCTAACGCAGGTCAAGGATGGATGGCGTGTGGTTGGGTATGATGCTATAGATCAGTTCTTTACCATCATACCAAGCAACAAGTATGGATCCAAGACAACCATCGTGGTTGGCAATGACAGGGTCTATTGGTACAAGGTTGGCGTCACGGCAGCGCAGCAGATATCATATGGAACTGTGTTCAACACCAAACAAGAAGTTTTTGACTTCTTGATAAGCCTTCAGCGCTACCAAGAGTTCCAGGGTTTCATGTTTGATCAGTACAACAGCGATGGCAACACCACGCTGGATTGGCTGCAGGCAGGCAGAGAATTCTTGCTATGGAGCCAAGGCAACTGGGCAAATGGCAACTTCATAGCACTGAGCCCTCTGGCTATACAAGTCAAATACGTGCAGCCTTTTGGCACGGTACAGTTCGTGAATGGTGTGGTGGGCGGCACGTACCCCGTGATAGACAAGCTTGGTCAGAGGATAGATGGCCAAAATCTCGAGGTTTTGCGCTATGATGATACCATAACCATTACAGCCACGGGTATGCAGAACATATATGGCATGCGGCTGTTCGCAAATACATTGGAAAGTGTGCTGGTCTTAGACAATCGCACCAGCTTTGACGACACTGTATATGATCCTCTTTACAATCTCTATCAACCAAGGCTTCGGCTCTATGCCTACAGGACCAACGACTGGGACGGCAGGGTTGACGCACCAGGGTTCTTCTTGTACCAAGCTGGTGCTGATAACCAATGGACTTTGGTGACTAACTTTGAAAAGACTGCCAATGATTTCACCAAGTACTTCAACATTGACCAGCCAAAGAATCACGAGACCATAGATCCCGTGACCGGCAATGCTGTGATAGTGAGCACAGAGCTGGCTGCTGTGGATAACCAAGTGATATCGGATCTCAGCAAGCATCAGATAGGCTATCAGCACAGGCCATATCTGGCCAATCTGTTGCTGGAAGAAAGCACAGAATTCCAGTTCTATCAAGGTTTCATCAAGCAGAAAGGCACGCTGAAAGCCTTTGATGCCATCCTCAGAAACCAAGCCATAGTTCCTCCGGGTAGCCACTACGATTACTACGAAGAATATGCCCTACGTACCAGCAGGTTTGGTAGCACAGCTATCAACACAGGCATAGATTTCATAGTGCCACAGAACCAGTACATCAATGACCCGCAACAGATACAGGTGTTTGGTCTTCAAAACAATGATCGCGAGTATAACGGCATAATCACTCTGATACCTCACGATCCATTGATACTGGTACCGCCGATCAGCTACAGCAGCGAGAATGATCCACTGTTTCCGCTGCGCACTACTACTGTGCCGAATTACACCACCGACCTACCTACAGCTGGCTATGTGCTAATAGGAGAGACCACGTTTACGGCTGCCAATACTGCCGTGCTTAGCACGTTCTGGGAGACCCAGAACATCGCAGGTAATCCAATAGTGAATGGCGACACTGTTTGGCAGTTCATAGACAATAAGCAGACTTGGAACGTTTGGAAATTCAGCACTGCCAATGTAAACATAGTAAACACCACTCCTAGCATAGTAACAGGCCAACCCACAGTTATCAACTGCAGCGGTAACGTTGGGCTCAAGACTGGCGATCTCGTGGTTCTTGATGGCATCAGCAACGTTACTGCGCTACAGGGATCGTTCTATGTTGGTAATATCGTGGGCGACGGTCGCAGCTTCACGGTACCTGTGAACACCTTCACCGTCGGCGCAGGCGGTAACATCACTGCTTATAAGAGCACTAGATTTTCAACCACGCAGCAGCGGAACCGATATCCACCGCTGAATGGTTGGCAACCAGGTGACATCAGCTATGTTGATGTGACCGACTATGGTATCAACGGTTGGACGGTGTATCAGTATCTAAACAACAGTTGGATAGCAATACGTGCTGAAACCTATGACGTTGATGCTAGCCTCATGCTACAGGCTAAACTGTACAGCGAGAGCCAGGGCACGGTATACACCTATCCAGAATACTATGATCCAGCCAAGGGATTCATACCAAGTGAAGCTCGAAAGAATCTGGATCGCATCAGCATGTATGACCCGGCCAGCTATAACACTGGTAACGTGGACATCATTAATCTAGATCCAATGCGAGCCTGGGGTCCAGAACACATCGGTGAAACATGGTGGAATCTCAGCAGCGTTCGTTACTTAGATTATGAGATCAGCAGCAATGCCTATCGTTGGCAGAACTGGGGCAAGATAGCACCTGGAACCAGCGTGGATGTTTATGAATGGGTACAGAGTCCTGTGTCTCCAGACATGTGGGCATCCTACGTGGCCAACCAGCAGGATTTCACGCAGTTTGGCATCAACTATACTCCCACAGGCACGGTATACAACAGCAGCGATCCTGCCTATACGCAGGTCACTGCTTATAATGCCAACGGCGTGTCGCAGTCGCTGTATTATTTCTGGGTAGCTGGTGCTATAACCCTGCCGTTGCCTGCCGGACGTAGCGTGACCACCGTTCAGATCAGCAAGCTGTTGACCAATCCTAATGCCTATGGCCTACCTTGGTACGCAGCAATAGACGCACGTACCATCGTAGTCAGCGGCATTGGGCGTTATCTCAGCGGCACGGACACTGTGCTGAGCTTGCTCTACACGCATAAAACGAACCAACAGATAGATTACAAGCAGTATGATCTAGTACGAGCCAAAGATCCAGACAGCATACCAGAAGACTTCTTCTGGCTCAAGCTCAAGGACAGCCTCACTGGCAAGGATGGTCAAGACGAGAACGTTCCTGATCCCTATCTCAGCGACATCATGCGTAACGGTACTTTGATAAGGCCGCGCCAGAGTTGGTTCAAATACCGTGTCATTGCTGCTGAGACATATGTTGCCGAAGCAAATAAGCTGCTTGGTACCATACTGCTAGTGCCAGACATCAATCGCGGTAGTTGGGTCAATTACTTCTATCGGGTACAACCGCCGCCCAGTTCTGACTATAACGTGGGCACCCTAAGCAGCATGTATGCCCTGGGAGGCACCATACCATCTGGTAGCACCATAACAGTGCTGGCTGGTCCAGATACACAGAACCTATGGAAGCAGTACCAGTATCAGTTCAATGACGGCAAGTATCTCTATACCGAGTTGGCTGTTCAGGCCTATAATACGCCAAATTATTGGTATTATGTGGATTGGTATCTGCCAAACAGCGGAGTGACCAGCACAACGGTGGTCAATTATACCGTGCCAACTGATGCTGATCGCACAGCCTATCAAGGTGTCAACGGGCTATTGATCAAGGTGCTCAATCGAGGCGATGGTTATTGGGCAATCTACGAATGGATTGGCACTGCTGCCACAGGCAGCTGGGTCACTGTGGGTTATCAGAATGGCACCATACAGATCAGTACCGGAGTCTATGATGGTAGCATCAACACCATGCTGTTTGGTACCACACCGTTTGACAGCACAGGATTTGACATATTCCCGCATGTGGAATTTGGCAACATCATAGATGGTCTGCGCTACGCCATATTCAATAACCCAAATCCCGCAGTTCCCGGTGAGAGCGTTTATCTAAACCAGCTGTTCTTTGCCATGATCGATTATGTTTTGGTTGAGCAAGGTTTTGTTGATTGGCTGTTCAAGACCAGCTTCATCTATCTCAGAGGTTTCAACATACCTCTGACAACCAGCCAGTTGTATCAGCCTGATTATGGTGAGGCGCTGCTGAGCTATCTCAATGAAGTCAAGCCGTACCATGCCAAGATCAGGCAGTTCGTGAACAGTCGCTCATGGACTGACAATGCGCTGATCAGCACCACTGACTTTGACAACCCAAGCAATGCTAGCGTGACTACCAACATCGCTTACAGCAGTGCTGCATGGGAACAGAATTATCTTACCAATCCTGAGCTGATCAGGACCCTGAAGATAAAGATGCTGTTTGATAGAGTGTCGTCTGTGGCCAGAGGCTGGGACCGAACAAGTTGGTCAAGCTATGGCTGGGATGCTACCAGCGTGCCAAGCCAAGGCGCATTCCACAGGATACAAACATATTACGCTCCAACTGCTGACATGATACGCAAGGATGATCCTGCGCTGATACCAGGAGCTGATTTCCGTGGCATCATAATGGATGCTCTTGGCTTTACCTTCGCACCAGGATGGCAGCTTACACCCTGGGACAGCCCAACTGGCTGGGATGCCGGCGAGGATGCGTTCACTGCCTATCACGATATATTGGTGCAGGGCGGTATCGCACCAGAATACGACAAGTATTTTGGCACTGGTAACAGGAAGGTTTTCACCCTGAGCCGCATACCTCAGGATCCTGCACATGTGGTGGTATGGGCTGACAGCATGCTGGCGCAATACGGGGTTGATTGGGTAATACCAAATAGCGTCAGTGGCCTCCAGCTAGTGTCAGCTGGACAGGATTACCAGATCGGAGATCAGCTGTATTTGGAATTCTCACCCGTGGTTGCTCCCACGAACATAACCGTGACAGGGATAGATGACCAAGGAGGCATAACCGCATGGACCATCAACAGCAGCGGTAGTTACGATATATTCACTGGCCAGGCCATACCGGTTGCCTATCAACCCTACAGCATGGGCGCAGGATCTGGTGCTAGCTTCTCAGCTGTATGGTCTGGTAATACCTTGGTGTTTTATACTGCGCCTAGCAGCAATGCTTCACCTAATGTATTTGTGCTCTACGTTGGCACTACCTTCCTACCAGCACCAACTGGTCCATTGGACATTGTCAATGATGGCAACAACTTCATAGAGCCATATGTGCAGTCTGATCATCCCGAGGAACTATATACGACCAAGCTGCCATGGGGTATGAGGATAGACACTTATCAACAGCCAGTTGGCGGATCACCTCTGATATACATGCGAATATATCAGTTGGATGGCAAGAGAGATCATTTCCCACTGGGCATCGCACCCATGGATCAATCTGCTGTGATAGCGCAGATCGATGGCAAGATGCTGACATACGGTCTTGAAAATGACTATGTGATCAACTGGACCACTAACACCATGGTGTTCTTGGAAGCGCCAACTGGTGTTAGCCTACAGATTTTGACCATTGGTGTTGGTGGTTCAGGAACAGGCATCGTCAGTCCCAAGGTGGTATCATATGGCATCGGTTACCAGCCGGGTGATGTGGTATACCTTGCCGGCGGCGTTACGGTAAACAATGATGCTGCCAGCGTTCAGGTAACGGCTGTGCGTGCTGCTCACATAACCATAGTATCTGGCGGTGCAGGTTATGTGCTGGGAGACGTCTTGGTGTTGCAGCCAGACAGCGACACCAGCGCTATATCATCGCTGGAGCTCACAGTGACCAACGTGATAACTTCTACAGGTACCATAATATCGGCATCCATCACTCAGTCTGGTGCGTACAAGTATCTGCCAGCAGACACAGTGTTCCTCACCAATGGAAAAGGAACTGGAGCTGAGATCACAGTAGATTGGGGAGTGCGGAGCGTGATCGCTGCTTCTCAGGGTACCTATAGCCTCAAGCCAGATCAACCTATCGCACAATCCACCAGCTCTGGTTATGGCCTTGGTGCCACATTTGATGTGCTTTGGAGCGCAGTCAAGTCTACCAACACATACACTGCCTCAGGTACACAAAATCAATTTGTCATAGATGTTGCTCCCATCAACAACGATGCCAACCTTCTGTTGGTAACCAGCAATGGTCAGGTACTCAATGCCAGCAACAGTGACATCACAGTCAATGGCAAGATAGTGACCATCACACCAACACCCACGGCAGGATCTACGGTGAGCATAACCGTGTTCAGCACTGCAAACTACAGCGTGGTGAACGATCAAGAGATAGTGATACAATATCAAATCTACAGCTATGCGTTGAATGAACCACCAGCCAGCACCCTGCCACCCTATCTCAGCACCACCGTAGCCTACGATGGTTATTATCTGCGAGGTCCGCAGATGGATGTCTACAGTGCCAGTGGCTATAACAACAGCTTCCCGGTTAGCTTTGTGCCTCCTGATCCTGCCAATCTGTTGGTATACGTACAGGATTATCTACAGACCTACAATGTTGACTACGTGATCTCTGGCAACAATGTGCTGTTTAATAACATACCTATAGCCAACGAAGTGATAGCTATGGTGGTGGTTGATCCGCTCTACGGATACAATTACCTCATAGGGAACCAAAGGATAGATTTGGTTTATGACCCACCTGTGAGTTGGAACCAAGGCTATTGGGACAACTATTTTGGATGGGATAGTGAGTATCAGAATCCCACTGCAGGCAGCATCGTCAAGGTAATCACCTACAGCGAAGATGTCAGTTATCAGTTCAGGACACAGACTGAGCATGGTCCTTGCTATCCAAATGTTCCGGGTAACACACCTGGTACCTATGTGCTGATAACTCCGCCATATGACGACAGCACTCTCATGGTATGGCTCTATGATATCATGCAGACTCTGTTGTATGACTATTCCGTGATTACCGTAGATGCCATCCCAGGCTGGGGCATCACTCCGTGGCAGACCTATGGTTGGCAAACAGAATACCGTGGTGACAAAGCTGTGGTGTTTGCTCCTGGCAAGGCTGTGCTGCCTGGTGATGCTATCAGCATGCAATACATGACCGCTCTGCCTGAACGTTTGCCAATAGCCTGGCGCACCATAACTACCGGTGATCAGACTACCAGCACAGTGATCAGCGATGCCAACAAGACCATATTGCTATCCACTGTATACTCTTACAGCACCAGCATTGAAGTCTTGGATGCCAGCGTGCTTGACCAACCCACTGACACTCAGCCTGGAACCATCTGGATAGGAGATGAGAGGATCAACTACTGGATGGTAGAACCTGCACCAGTTACGGCCGCATCAAACCGTGCGTTCTTGACACAGCTGATACGCGGCACCTATAACACTCCTAGTGGCAATGTCTCAGTGGGATATGACACCATATTCTATGATGGCAACGGCACGCAGACTTATTTCCCCACAGCTAGTGGCACCCTACCTCCCGGAGGCAACGTGGCAGTGTTCGTGGGCAACCAGATACAGGTCGACTCTGCCATCAACTCCAATGTTGGTACATATATCATAGCAGAGAATCCTCAGGGCCAGCGCCCCGGTACCTATGTGGTCTTTGCTAAGCCACCTGCGGTAGGATGGAGGAACGTGCGACTGAGCAGTCCTCGATCAGAGGTACCTGTGACCAGCCAGATCAGCCATGTGCAGGGCAGCACGGTTTTAGCTGCTGGCGCCGCAGAGACCATACCTGGTGGTTATCAATGGATAGCTGCTCCTAACGGGCTGCAGTATGCCTCCTCAAGCCTAGCTAGATTCCTCTTAGAACACAGCGGAACACGCACATAAATAACACCATGACTGATGAAAACACACGCGATAAACAACAAGAAATCACACAGCCAGACGAGGATGGAACCGTGATGGTATATGGTTTCCTTCAGATTAAAGATGCCAAGACTGGTGAAGTCTTGATAAGCACGAGGTCGTAACGCATGCCGATGATTGACCGCAGCGATCAATGGATCCAAGGACACATAGTAATACGCGATTACGTGACCGGGGAAGTTTTAGTCGATAAGTCTAATGCTATCAACTACGAGAACTTTTCCATCAGTCTAGCACGCACGATCGCTAACAGGCCAGACAGCTGGATACAGGAAATGGTGTTTGGTAATGGCGCTGCTCAGGTCAGCGAGATAGGAACCATAACCTACCTGCCACCTAACGTGTTGGGGCAGACCGCGGAATTGTATAATCAGACTTATTATCAAGTGGTTGACGATCAGAGCCCGTTGGATCTGAATCCCACACAGAACTACATCAGCACTGCGCACATAGACGGAACCTACTACACAGACGTGATAGTTACCTGCCTCTTGGATCTGGGTCAACCTGCTGGACAAGAAGCATTTGACACTGCTACAAACATCGGTGGCACCTATGTTTTCAATGAACTTGGCCTAAAAGCTTACAGCGCCAACGGTCCAAACACTGGACGATTGCTAACACATGTGGTATTCAGTCCAGTGCAAAAGAGTTTGAATAGGCAGATCCAGATAGTATATACTATAAGGATACAGACGGTATGATCTACGGTGCTAAATATGCTTACAATCATGGCAGGTGAACGAAATGTCAGAGAACATTTATCAATTTAATGGTACGCTGTTGGTCAGCGTGCCGGATGGTGCGCTGAACACAAGCGCTGCACCAATCGCATTCCCGGGTAGAGGATACACTAGCTATGGTGCGCCAGTGCTGCAGAATACCCTGTGGACCATGCAGAACTTTGCTGGCACGGTAGCTCCAACTCCGCTGCTCCAGGGCGTGGAATGGTACAACAGCAACACCAACGAGCTGCAGGTATACACTGGCAGCACATGGTCAGTGCTGTTCAAGGACAATCAAGATAACATGCCAGCTGCCAATAACTCATACGATCTCGGATCAAGCAGCAAGAAGTTTGCTGCTGTATACGCAACCACTTTCAACGGCACTGCCACGCAGGCACTGTATGCTGACGTGGCAGAGCGCTACGCAGCTGATGCTGTGTTGGAAGTAGGTGATGTTGTTAGGCTTGGAGGAGAAGCTGAGATAACCCTGACCACAGTTGACTGTGATACCAACGTGTTTGGTGTCATATCAGACAAGCCAGCCTACAAGATGAACAGCGACGCTGGTACAGATAAGACACATCCATATGTGGCACTGCTGGGACGTACTCCCTGCAAGGTAGTAGGGCGCACAGCCAAAGGTGATCGCTTGGTAGCCAGCAGCATCCCAGGTGTGGCACGCGCAGCAGATGGTGGTGAGGATCCTCACAGCATCGTTGGACGTGCGCTAGCAGCCAAAGAAACCGAAGAAGTTGGTTTGGTAGAGATAGTAATAGGACGAAGCTGATATGACCTATGTCGCTGGTGGACTGATACAAGCAGCTGATTTTGACGGCTTCTCTGGACCTTTACCGCCCTCACAGGCCTATACCAGCCCATCAGCAGCAGCTGATCACATGGCAGCGCTGATTGGCGTAGGCTATGGCGACAGAGGTTATGGTCAGACCAGCACCACTCTGCCAGCTGTGACAGCGGGACAGATAATCTCGGCTGCGACATGGAATAATCTCTTGAACACCATGGGAACCAGCAACACTCATCAAGGCAGTGGCTTAACCCTGCAGCCAACCGTTGCTACAGGCGGTAGGATCATCGCACAGGATGGTAACAATGGCACTGTTAGCATAAGCTCTCTGATCAACACTCTGGACAGCAACAGGCTCAATGCCAATGTAACCGAAATGACGGTCAGCAGCGTGCTGATCAGCAGCACTAGCACACCATGGGGCGGCGTGATAAATCACGTTTTCACGGTTAATTTTGGCACCGAGGATGCGGCTAGGTACTTCTTCAACAGCGGCGGACAGATAAGGTTAAGTGGCGCAAACGTTGGCGGCACCACCCCGGATGCGGCTAGCTGGGCATCACTGCTGAGCCAGATGGGAACCATCAAGTTTGGAGCTACTACCACTACCTACACCGGGTCTGGTGGTACTGTGGCCAGCATAGGTTACTATGGAATGACTGGCAGCAACCAACAGCTGTTCATACACTATGGATCTGGCACGCACTATGCTGGTAATTATTATGCCATACAGGCCTATCGCAGCAGCTACACGGGAGCCAATGGCGGCAATGGCAGCCTTTTAACCTTCACTGCTACCTTCAACAACACATCGGGCTATTATTATCATGGTAGCACGGTCAATGGTACTACCACTAGCTACGTAGACCAATACAAGGCCACTGGTGTGCTGAGCATCCAGAATCCAAACTTCACGACCACAACACCCCTCTGATATCTTGACACTGTGAGCATTTGCAGCCACAATCGCTAGATAAGCGATTGGAGATCAGCATGGATGAAAGACTAGAGAAAGCCCTGGAATTCAGCAGGTATCGTATCAGCCTTTTCAATCGCAAAGAAGACCTCAAACTGAGGCTCAAGAACATGCTGCTTCATGCCACAGACGGTGGTATCTTCACCATTGATCAACAGCTCATCACCTTCGTAGAGATGTTGGTCAGCAAGGGTAGGATGCAGGCTGTGCTGCTTGATGACAACGGTAATCCGATTGAAATCGCTGATCTAGCTCAGTTTGCTGACGACATAATTGGCAAGTATTTTGAATCGACCAATCTCTATTATGCGGAATATGCCAAGCTTCGCAGTGCCCGCACGGTAAAGAGCATATACGAGTTCGTTGATGACTGATTATCCCAGAGAATTTAGGCTGGATCGCGGTTTCGTGATGTTTGCCTACAACAACTCCAACATAGACTACGCATCGCTGGCATTGGTAAATGCTCTGCTGATCAAGAAAAACCTCAAGACCAATGCCGTGGCCCTGATAGCAGATCACAATGCTGTGTATCACCTGGAGTCGCTATACAACACTGAAGTCATCAGCAGGGCTTTTGATCGCATCATCATTGACGAGCCCACGGACATCAATGTTGGCAAGCGCAGGTTCCATGATACTAGGTACACAGCGTTTACCGACGGCTATCGCAACACCAATCGCGCCAGTGTCTATGATTTAAGCCCTTTTGAAGAGACCATGCTGATAGACAGTGACTATCTCATGCTTGACTCTAGCTTTGACATGGTCTGGGGCAGTGTCGAGGGCATGATGTGCAATAGGCACACCAGAGACTTGGACCACGGTGTAGACAAGTTTGGCTTTGACAATCGCTTCAACGATATGAGCATACCGCTCTATTGGGCTACAGCAGTCTATTTCCGCAAGACTGACAGGAGCAGGTTGATATTTGAGCTTATGAACTTCATCAAGGAGAACTATGCCTATTATCAGTATCTCTATAGGTTCAATCACAGCGGCTACTTCCGCAATGACTATGCTCTGAGCATGGCACTGCACATGACCAACAATCTCATTGAGCATGACAACATATCAGCACTGCCAGTTGACCACATCATGTTCAGCATGGAAAACGATGAGATGCACGGTTTCAAGGATGGATGTTGCTTGATGACCAGTGAGCCCACGCAGGGTGATTTCCGTATCCATAACGTTGACTACAACGTGCATGTGATGAACAAACGTGCTATACTGCGACTCAAGGATGACTTCATTGCCTACGCTCTCAGCTGACATCAACCATAGACCTCGCGGTTTCTTTACCTTCGCGCAGAACAACGAACGCACGGATTATCTGCGCATGGCCTATGCACTAGCCCTGAGCCTCAAGGTGTCGCAGCAGAGTGTGCCCTATCTCACTGTTGGCATAACGCCTGGCATGACAGTTCCAGATCAATATGCTTGGGCCTTTGACAATATCATAGAGATTCCTTGGGGAGACCATGCGGCAGACAGCAGCTGGAAGCTGGAGAACGAGTGGAAGTCCATATACATGACGCCCTATGAAGAGACTATCAAGCTGGACTGTGACATGCTGTTTTTCACAGATCTCGGTAGGATCTGGGATCAGCTGAGCCAAAGAGATTTCGTGATATGTAACCAAGTGTTGAACTACAAGTCAGACGTAATAACCAGCGACGTCTATCGCAAGGTATTCACAGACAACCAGCTACCAAATGTCTACACGGCATTCATGTATTTCAAGAAGACCACAGAGACACATGAGATATTTGACTTAGCTAAGTTCGTTTTCAGGAACTGGGAAACCATGTTCCTGGAGACCATGAAACCAGAAAATCGGCCTAACTATGTCAGCACTGACGTGGTTTTTGCTCTGGTGCTCAAGCTGTTGGACCTGGACCAACACTGCTATACAGCACGAGCAATACCTACCTTCACGCACATGAAGAGCCAACTGCAGGGATGGGGCACAGGTATCACAGAAGACTGGACCAAGCACATGCCAGTGTTTTTCAATCCTAGATTGGAATGCAAGATAGGAAATCATCTGCAGTTCCATCCACTGCACTACCATATCAAGGGATTCGTAACCGACGAGATATTGGAATATTATGAGCGAGCAGCAGGAAGATAAACAGGCCTGGGTTTGGTATGACAGGGTTACCCTGCAGCTGAAGCATGTGAGCTTCAATCTGAATGGTCACCAAGGCAATGATCTGGAAAAGATGCCGATGCACTATGACAGCGCATTGGACATCGCCAACGGCAAGAGCAGGCTTTTTGAATACGAGCTGGTTGATGCGCAGGGAGAGCTAACTGTGCGTTACAAGAGGCACAAGATTCCTTTCAAGAAGTTCTGGCAACTGGTTGATCTCAATATAGAGAACAAGTTTGATGGATATTTCAACGACGCTGAATCTGCTCGCAGTCCAGTGCAGATATCAGATCTTTCTCCTGCTGGCTTTACCGTTGGTGTGCGTGATATGGTACGCAACATAGTGTTCTATATCACCATGAAGAACGATCCAAACTATCTCATCAAAAAGATCGATCTCTATCCACTTGCCGAGGATGCTGCTAGCACCACTGGTATCTTCGTGCCAGTTGATCTTGATGAGCCGTATAGCATATATGTGAAGTATGACGAAGTGAGGTACGATGCTACATGAGATGAACGAATTCGACTTTGTGTTCCTAAGCTATGATGAACCCAATGCCGAGATTCTCTATGCTGAGTTGGTGAACAAGGTACCGTGGGCCAAGCGAGTTCATGGTGTGCGCGGTTTTGACTCAGCACACAGGGCCTGTGCTGACATAGCTGATACTGATTTCTTCGTGACTGTGGACGGCGATAATCGCGTGCATGACAGCTTCCTCAACACCAAGATAGAGATAAACAATGGGCAAGAAGACCATGCATGGACATGGGCAGGTCGCAATCACGTTAATGGTTTGGTCTATGGCAATGGTGGACTGAAGCTGTGGAGCAAACAGTTTGTGCGCAGCATGAACAGCCACGAGAACAGCAACAGTGATGCTGGCAAGGTTGACTTCTGTTGGAACATGAGATACCACGAAGTGTTTGGCACACACAGCACCAGCATGATCAATGCCAGCCCCTATCAGGCCTGGCGAGCTGGTTATCGCGAAGGCGTGAAGATGAGCCTAGAGACTGGACGCAAGGTTCCATATCAGGATTTTAGCAGGAAGATCTGGATCTATAATCTCCACAAGCTGCTGATCTGGTGCAGTGTTGGAGCTGACGTGGAGAACGGCATATGGAGCATGCTGGGTGCTAGGCAGGGCGCACACGACTGCAATCTCACAGATGACGATCACACCAAGATCAGTGACTATGGTTGGTTTGAAGAGAAATGGCACAGCACCAAGGACTGTGATCCGCAAGCACAGTGCCTCATGCTAGGGCAGCTGCTGAGGCAGAAACTTGGCATAGAGATAGCTGACTTAGATGCTGATCAAAGCAGATTCCACAAGCGCATATACATAAATCCACCCAGGCCCATGGTCAGCTATGAGCAGATCAAACATCTATCGGCAGTCTGATGTTTGACATCTTTTTCGTGAGCCGACATCCCAGCGATCGTTCACTTCACTCTGAGTTCTGCAGGCGTTTTCCGGCTGCTATGCTGCTGCGAGGTCAGGACAACGTCTGTGATGTGATCAACTCTGCGAGGACTCGCAGCCTAACCAGCATGTATTGGTTGGTAACTGATGATGCGATTCTGCCAGATGAAATGGATCTAACTTGGAAACCAGAAACCTGGGACAGCCACTATCCGCACCATTGGCCAACAGCAGACCAACTTGACGAGTCTGGTAAAGAATTCTCTGGGGCCTATCTCATGCCAAGGTCTTATAGACCAACCGCTGAAGAGCTATCATCTGGCATACTGCGCGAAGTCAAACATATGACAGGTCATCTGACAGTCAGACCCTATGACATTGTCTTAGCCAGCCGGCATAGCAAGAACTATCAGGCATTTGAGGATTTTGCTCTGCGATATCCCAAAGCCAACTATCTGCCAGACCAGACCAGCATTGAATCAGCAGTGGCTGAAAGCAAGGAGATCTGCCGTACACGCATGTATTGGTTGATCACCGATGATGTGTTCCTACCTGATGAGCTTGATCTCAGCTGGAGACCTCCGGTCTGGGATCGGATCTATACACATGTTTGGCCAACGCAGCCTACTTCGGATCCGCAATCATGCGGGTCGTCTGGTGTTTACCTCATTCCATGCAGCGTTGAACGAGATTTCCTCGATCAGTGCAAGCATGTACCAGCTCCGAGCTGTTCAGTGATACCCTATGATCGCATCATGAGCCTCAGCACCACATCTGATCCCTGTGACAAGGTAGTGCATAACAACGATCTTTTTGATGCATGCGTACAAGCCAAGGAGCTAGCTGTCACGGAGATGCATTGGCTGGCGCTGGGAGACATAAACATATTGCCAGATTTTGATCTCAGCTGGAGACCAGCAGAATGGGACCGTGACTATGTTCACATATGGCCAACCATAGGTCTGGACGGTCAGATAACCTATGAACAGGAAGGTATCTATCTCATACCAGGTGATCACACGCCTCGAGCTTCTAGGTCTGGAAGCTATCTAGGTCGCAGCAAGACCATGGATCAGCCTGCTGCTATACAGCTGCCATTTGACATATTCTTCATCAGCTACGACGAAAGCTATGCTGAAGAAAACTGGCAGGATCTGGTTGAGCGATATCCTAGGGCCAAGAGGGTCCATGGAATCAAGGGTATACACAACGCACATCGATGCTGCGCCGGTCAGTCGCGTACCAGCATGTTCTATACCGTTGATGCAGACACGGTGTGCAGTTCCGGCTGGGATTTCAGCTATCGTCCTCCAAGGCACGACAGGGATTATCTACATGTTTGGTACAGTGAGAATCCCGTGAATGGTCTCTGCTATGGCTGGGGCAGCATCAAGCTGTGGCCCAAGATGGCAGTGCTGGAGTTTGATCAAAACTGGTTGGATTTCACTACTACAGTGGGCAACATCAAGGTAATACCAGAGACCGTAGCCGAGACCAGATATAACAGGGATCAGCTCACTACTTGGCGCAGCGCCTTCCGTGAGAGCGTGAAGCTATGCCAGAACGTGGCCATGGGTGAAACTGGAGAAAGCCTGGATAGGCTGCTGGTATGGCTGAACGCTGACAGTGCCGCAGACTGGTCTGATGACAGCAGGCAGGGTGCTGCCGATGGCCTGAGATTCTATCAGGAGTCGCAGGACTCGTCTGACACACCTCTGACACTGATCAATGATTTTGATTGGCTCGCAGATAGATTCAATAATCGCATTAGAGACCTGGACGACTTTGATCGAGATGATCTGCTGGACCTGCTGGGAACGGATTGAGATGTATGACATAGTTTTTATCAGCTACGAAGAATCAAATGCTGCTGCTAATTGGCAGCTGCTCAAGGACAGATTTCCTGCTGCCAAGAGGTTGCATGGCATCACAGGGCTTCATCAAGCACACATCACGGCTGCTAACATGGCCCAGACTGACATGTTTTATGTGGTAGATGGTGATGCTGTGATTGAACCCGACTTTGTTTTTGACCACGTGGTTCCGGAACATCAACTGGATCATGTGCATGTGTTCCGTGCTAGGAATCCAATCAATGACCTAGTCTACGGCTACGGTGCTGTAAAGCTACTGCCAGTGGCCGAGGTCAAGCGATTGGTGGAGAGAGACTTCAAACCGGACATGACCAGCAGCATCAATCGCAAGTACAAGATCATACATCAGCTATCAAATGTCACAGCGTTTAACACTGATCCCTACAACACTTGGCGCAGCGCTTTCAGAGAATGTGCCAAGCTGGCCAGCGGCGTCATAGATGGGCAGGTTAACATCGAGACAGAGCAGAGACTAGAGATTTGGTGCACCAAAGGCAGTGGCAGGGACTATGGCTATTGGTGTCTGCTTGGTGCGCAGGCCGGCAGGCAGTTTGGCCTGGACAGCCGAGGCACTGATCAGCTGATGAAGATCAACGATTGGACATGGCTTCGCCAGAGATACGAGGAGAGCGGACTGAAATGAGCGAGTATTGGCCCAGAGATATAGATGCTTTCTACATCAGCTATGACGAACCAAACTGCGAAGACAACTGGGCCAGGGTGCTGGACATGCTACCTCAAGCCAAGCGCACGCACGGAGTCAAGGGATTTGATGCTGCACACAAGGCCTGTGCCGAGGCCAGCCAGACAGAGAGATTCCTCACCATTGATGGTGATAACTGGCTGTTGGCTGACGGATTAGACACAAAGCTAGACGACACTGGAATGGAAGACGTGGTCTTCAGCTTCAAGAGCAGGAATGCGGTCAATGGTCTTGAATATGGTAACGGAGGTCTAAAATGCTGGCGCAGAGATGTGTTGCTGGCTAGCAACACACATGAGAGCAGCGACAACACAGACTTCTGCTGGGATCTGCGCTACTATCAAGTTGATGTGTTGAGCAGCATTGGCGTTAACAACGCCACGCCTTACCAGGCTTGGCGAGCCGGTTATCGCGAAGGCGTGAAGATGAGCTATGTGAATGGCAAACCCATGTCTGATCCAATCGCCGATCGCAAGCTGATAGCTCACAGTAACCATAGCAAGCTGCAGATATGGATGACCTTGGGCAGGGACGTGACCAACGGAGCATGGGCCATGCTGGGAGCAAGGCAAGGCTTCTGCGATCTCTATAGCGGTACCATAGGCAACACTGTGATCAATGACTATGATTGGTTCGCAGAGAAATGGAAGAAGATCCAACACCTCAACACAGATGCTGCGCTATCTCAGCATGCTCGCAGACTTCGAGACGAGTTTGATTTTTTCGTTCCGGAACTTGATCAACTGACCAGCCAGTGGTTCAAGAAAACCTATGTGCATCCGCAGCGACGAGGTCTGATGCTATGATCAAGTCTCCTCCTAGGAGATTGATACGATCGCTGCTGGGACACCTAGACCAGGAGGGTCTGTCTCTGCCTCTGTTGCGGTTCATGCTAGGCAACTTTGACAGCTATGATGATCACTTGGTCATGCTCAAGCAGGTCATGGCAGTGTCGCAGCTGGATACTGAGCTGGTTGGCAAAGATGCATGGAGCGAAGGTCAGCTGCTGAGCAAGCATTGGCTGTGCGAACAGCTATCAAACCTGGACAAGAACCTCGGAGAGATATGGATAGCCTGTGGATGGATAGGATCTCTGGCTTTGATGATCGACTGTTATAGACCACATCTGCGTTTCAAGAGCCTGCGCAGCTTTGATATTGACAGTCGCTGCGCTGATCTAGCTGACGCGCTTAACAAGCGCATGCTGCTGGATGATTGGCGTTTCAAGGCCAGCACTGCTGACGTGAACGATCTCACCTACGATGACCACCTGTGGCTCACCAGCAGGTCACAGAATAGGACTGAGCGCATGGTTGGAACCGCAGACACCGTGATCAATACCAGCTGTGAACATCTAGCTGATTTTGACTTTTGGTTTGGTCGCATACCAACCGGAAAGCTCGTGGTGCTTCAATGTAGCAATCACGACAGCTATGCCGGACATGTCAATCACATGGACAGCATGACTGAGCTGGCCATGAGAGCTCGATGCCGCCGCATCATGTACAAGGGCACGCTGGACTGCGGGCCCTACCAGCGCCACATGTTGATAGGAGTGAAATGAACATGCGATTGAACGACAAGGAACTGCTGGTCAAGATCAAGAACGATAACCGTTTGCTTGAATTTAGGCATCTACTGACAGCTGAGGACCGAGCAACATTTGCAGACGTGTACAAGTGGTCGCCTGCTCTCATCGGCATATTAGCCAGTGACCATAGCTTCTTCGCACTGCTCAACAGGTTAAATCCAAACGATCGCAAAGCGATTGGGTTAGTCTGCGTTTGGTCTCCAGAGTTGATAGGAATATTGGCCAGCGACCAGAGCGGAATCTTTGCGCTGCTGAAAAGGTTAGATCAGACCGATCGCAAAGCGGTTGGGTCAGTCTGTGCTTGGTCTCCGGAGTTGATAGGAATATTAGCCAGCGATTACAGCATCTTTGTGCTGCTTAACAAGCTAGATCAGACCGATCGCAGAGCTCTAGCGTCAGTCTGTGATTGGTCTTCCGCACTAATTGGTATCATGACCAAGAACGAACATGCACCGCTATCTTGGTTGAATAAGCTCAGCCGAAGCGAACTTGATGGTTGCCGAGATGTCTGGAACTGGCCCATTTATATTCTAGACAGGCTCTATGTTGAACCTCAGCACATCTTGCCCTTCTATTACATGTGGGACCTAGTTGCTGATCATGCCGAGTTCATCAAGAACTATTTCCAAATAAACGATAACCAACTATATGACAAAAACCACATGATAGATGCTTGGTCGCGAGGACAGGTCAACAGCAAGGCTTGGCTATGCGCCACGGCTGCTATACTTGGCATCAAACTTGGCAAAACCTGGGTACTCTGCGGATGGCTAGGAACGTTGAGCTATTTTATGTTGGTACGTAGGCAACAGCTGGGAATCACACACATACGTAGCTTTGACATAAACCCCGATTGCTGCCAACTAGCTGATATACTAAACAAGAATTTTGTCAAGGATGGGTGGAAGTTCAAAGCCACAACACTTGATGTCAACAGTCTGTCATATGACAATTTTTGTTATCAGACAGTGAAGCACGACGGTACCTTGATAAATGCTCTCGGATCAGCTGATACCATCATTAACACCAGCTGCGATCACATGGGAGAAGATAAGACCTGGTGGGATCGCATACCAAATGGTAAGTTGGTAATACTACAGAACAATGATTGGCATGAGAATGACCAACACAACAATAGCGTGAAGGATTTAAGTGAGTTCAAGAGACATTATCCAATGAGCGAATTGCTTTATGAAGGGGAACTAGACTGTATATTGTATACGAGATTCATGCTCATAGGACGCAAATGATCACAGACCTAACTCTGCTATCAACAAGACAGCTGCAGACCGAAGCAGCTCGTGCCCTGTCAGCTGGTGATGGTTTTGGGAATCATGACTTGGTGAGATTCAACAAGGCAGCACATCATGACAGCCATGCTTGGTATCGCGCGGTGATAGAATGGTACGTGAGCGTTCACGGTGATCTGCCCAGCAGGGTTGGTCCAGGCATGACAGTGAAGCTGCTGGTGGAGGATGAACATGATCTATGATTACTCTGAGATTACTAGCGTGCACCTCGAACTTACCAGCAAGTGCAATGCCAGCTGTCCCATGTGCGCACGCAACAAGTTTGGCGGGCCAGAGAATGAGTTCCTGCCTCAAGCAGAACTGAGCCTGACTGATATACAGCGCATCATGCCCGAGGCATTCGTGAGGCAGCTGAGCAGGCTCTACATGTGCGGCAACTATGGAGATCCCATCGTGGCCAATGACATGCTGGAAGTCTATCAGTGGCTGCGCAAGGTCAATCCCAGCATCAAGCTGGGACTGCACACCAATGGTGGTGCCAGGACTCCCACATGGTGGAGCAATCTGGGCATTGTGCTCAGTGCCAAGGGCGATTACGTGAAGTTTGGCATAGATGGCTTGGAGGATACCAACCACATCTATAGGCGCGGTACCAACTGGTCCAAGATCATGGACAATGCCAAGGCCTTCATAGCTGCAGGCGGTATTGCCCAGTGGGAATACATCGTGTTCAAGCACAACGAACATCAGGTGGATGAAGCCCGTGCGCTGAGCGAGCAGCTGGGCTTCGCACAGTTCCGCACCAAGAAGACAGGTCGCTTCTTCAGCAACACTAGGTTACAAGGCAAGGACAGCCAAGAGGTATGGAACCGCAATGGCATGGTGGAGTATCTCTTGGAGAAACCAACCAACGAGCTCTATCACAATGACAGCTTGATCAAGGAACAGAGCCTGGTGGACCGCTTTGGCAGCATGCAGGCCTACGTGGATCAAACCTGCGTGAAGTGCAAGGTTGGCGAGGAAAAGAGCCTGTACATCTCAGCAGAAGGTCTGGCATTTCCTTGCTGTTGGACGGCTAACCAGCTGTATGTTTGGTATTGGCCCCACAAGCAGAGCGAGATGTGGACGCTGCTGGATCATGACACTCACAACGTGAACGCCCTGGAAAACACACTAGAATCTATAATAAATGGTCCATATTTCAATAAGATAGCTGATAGCTGGTCAAAACCCAGCATCAGTGATGGCAAGCTGAGAGTATGTGCCAAAACCTGCGGAACTGGGTTCGATCAGTTCGCTAGCCAATTCACGGAAGCTGTAAATAGATCATGACCAACCAATTACCAAGTGACACTTTCTGCGCTCTACCCTGGGTGCATCTCAGCAGCCGACCAGATGGAACCATGCGCGTCTGCTGCACAGCCAACGCCAGCAGCGTGCAGGATCCAGACAGCACCAAGAAGCTGAGCGGTGGACAGATAGGCGTGCTGCGCACTGCTGATGGCACTCCTGCTAACCTCAACAACACCACGCTGATGGACGCATGGAACAATGATTACATGCGCAACGTGCGCAAGATGATGCTCAGGGGCGAACAGCCTCCCAGCTGTGTGAAATGCTACAAGGAAGAATCTTCTGGTGTGCAGAGCAAGCGCAACTGGGAGACTCGCTACTGGGTTGAGCAGCTGGGATTGGATGACATCATAGGTGATACCACCGAGGATGGCGAAGTCAGCCCGAGAATACGCTATCTTGATCTGCGCCTGGGCAGCAAGTGCCAGCTGGCCTGCGTGATGTGTAGCCCGCATGACAGCAGCGGTTGGATCAAGGAATGGACAGAAATCTATCCACAGATAACCAATGACCGACTCAAGCAGAGCTGGGGCTGGGCTGACAAAGGCAAGCAGCACGGCGCTAGCTACAACTGGCATCTCAACAATCCTGTTTTCTGGGATCAGCTCTACGATCAGATACCTCACATGAAGCAGCTGTATTTCGCAGGCGGTGAGAGCACCATCATCGAAGAACACTACACGCTGCTGGAGGAGGTCATACGCCGCGGCTATGCCCCGCAGATAGAGCTTAGGTACAACAGCAATGCAGTTGAGCTGCCACAGCGTCTGTTCGACTGCTGGAGCCAGTTCCGAGAAGTCAAGTTCCACTTCAGCGTGGACTGCATAGGTGCCAAGAATGAATATATTCGCTATCCCAGCAACTGGGATAACATGGTCACTCACATGCATCTGTTGGATCAGACTCCCAACATCATAGTGACCACTGCTGTCACGGTAATGGCACTCAACATCTATTACCTGCCAGACGTGATCAAGTGGAAGCTCACGCAAGGGTTCGTGAAGTTCAACGAATGGCCCAGCGGCGGTGGCATGATCAACTGGCATCTAGCCTATTGGCCTCCTCAGCTCAACGTCAAGGTGCTGCCCAAGTGGGCCAAACAGATGGTGCGAGCCAAGTTTGAAGAGCTGTTCGTTTGGTTGGAAGATAATTGGCAGCTGTGCACCGGACTGCCAGAAGGCATGGACAAACACACCGTGCTGAACACTGGATACGGTATAAAGAGATTACGCAGCCTATTGGATTTCATGGACAAGGAAGATTGGAGCGAGCGCATGCCTGAGCTCAGGGAATGGATACGAGTCCTTGACAAGACACGCGGATTGGATTTCAAAGCCACTTTCCCTGAGATGAGTGGGCTCTTAGATTGAGGTAAACGATCATGCAATTTGGACTGCCTGGAACCATAAATAGTAGCGTAAGTTCACATGGGATCACTGTAATGGCAAGTTCCCCCAAGAAGCCAGTTGATAAAGCCGCTGATGCGGTCTGGGAAGACATATTCAACAATCTTACCATTGAGAACGAACCTCCCACTAGATACATCAAGAGCGTGATCATACAGACCAAAGACGGGTCAGTGCTCAAGGTAAGTGGTCGAAGCTTTGCTGAGATCATAGAGCAAGAACGCCATCTCTCTCCTGGACAGAGCGAGATATACAGCTGCAGGATGACCATCAATTTTCCCAAGCTGCGTGCGGATGTGGAAACATGGTGCGGTGATCTGTTTACCGAGTTAAACACATCTGACAGCTACAAGGTGACGGTTAAATCCAAGCGCAAAGCTGCCAAGAAGACAAAGCATGATTGACTAGTTTCTACGGATTAGTCATACTATATCATGACAGTCAAGCTCATAGCCATATCACAACCGACCATTGACGAATGCACCACAGCTGAAGAGCTGGTGGCATACTGTGCCAGGGTCTCAAACCCAGCCAACCAAGACAACCATGGTACCAGCGCCAAGCTGATACGATACCTCATAAAAAACGCACATTGGTCTCCCTTGGAGATGGTACACATGACCATGGAGATCAACACCACACGTGACATAGCAAGGCAGATACTGCGACATCGCAGCTTCAGCTTCCAGGAGTTCAGCCAGCGCTATGCCGACCCTACCAAGAGCCTGGGTTTCGTAACCAGAGAAGCACGCCTGCAGGATGCCAAGAACCGGCAAAACAGCATCGAAGTTGACGATGCTGAACTGGCTGATCTGTGGACTGGCATGCAGGAGTTAGCCATAGAAAATGCGCAGAGGCAGTATACCAAAGCAATCAACATGGGTATTGCCAAGGAACAGGCCCGTGCGCTGCTGCCAGAAGGTCTAACAGAGAGCCGTATCTATATGGCAGGCAGCCTCCGCAGCTGGGTACACTACTGTGATCTGCGCCGTGCTAACGGTACCCAGAAAGAACATCGCGAGATAGCAGAAGCCTGCTGGAGCATCGTGGTTGATCAATTCCCCATGCTAGGACAAGGAGATTGACATGAAGATATTGATAATGGGTTTGCCTGGTAGCGGTAAGACAACCTTGGCCAGGGCTCTGGCACCGAGGCTAAAGGCCGTGCATTGGAACGCAGATGCCGTGCGAGGCAACCTCAATGCTCATCTGGGTTTCAGTGAGGATGATCGCATCGAACAAGCACGCAGGATGGGATGGTTATGCGATCAGGTAACCGCAGCTGGACAGGTAGCTGTGGCAGACTTCGTGTGTCCTACACCAGCTACTCGAGCAGCTTTTGGCAGAGCCGACTGCACCATCTGGCTTGACACCATCAAAGAAGGCCGCTTTGCTGACACAAACAAGTTATTCGTAGCACCCGAGGTGACCGGGGGCGACTATCGCGTGGACACTCAGGACTGCGAGTTCTGGAGCAAGATGATATTTGAAGATCTGGATTATCGACTGCGCCCAAGCTGGGGCAAGGCTTTCATGCTGGGACTGAGAAACACGCTATGAAGATTGGACTTAGCTTCAGCCGTTGCCTGCGAGATATAGTGGATGGTAAGGTCAACATGGATGATGTGCTGGTAATAATCGCGCGCACAGATTTTGATCCAACCAACGACGAAGAGTGGAACAACATCTGGAACGGATACTATCATGGAACCGGACTGTCACATCCAGAATGGCAGGATTATCCGCATGATGCTGAGGCACTGTTTAGGAACGTAGCCACGCAGCTTTGGCAGGATGGCAAGCTGCACCAACCTCGACGGTTCGGAGCTCGAGTGCTGCGCAGACCTGAGATATGGCTTGAAACTGTGCTGCTGGATGATGATCTGGATAACAAGCCCTTGGCCAAAGAGGCCTGGGAGGGATTCAAGATGGCAGCAGCTCTCACAGGCTGCAAAATTGACAGGGAATATCACTGATGACCAAGAAATGGGAAAACAACAAGCCAACTGTGCAGATGTTGGGCCGCTGGCAGCCATGGCACGATGGACACTTCGCTCTGTTCGAACGAGCAGTGGCCAAGACCGGACAGGTTGCTATCATGGTCAGAGACACAGGTGGTACAGACGAGAAGAATCCATTCTACTACGATGTTGTGCGCGATCGCATCATATCTGAGCTGGGCAAGAAGGGCTACATGCATGGCAGTGACTATGTTGTCATGCTGATGCCAAACATCGTAAATATCACATACGGGCGCGATGTGGGTTACAAGATTGAGCAGGAAGTGTTTGACGAAGAAATACATGCCATATCTGCCACAAAGATTCGTGAAGAGATGAAACTCAAAGGAACAGACAATGAATAAGATTGGAACCATAGCAGCACTGCTGGCAGTGATGTTTGTAGGCTCAGCTCATGCTGAGGAAGTGACTACATTGAAGAACAGTGCTGCGGATTTGAATCCCTACGTGGCACAGCGAGACGGCATCTTTCTTGGACTGCTGTTTGAAGCTGTGATGGGTGGTCCTCAGACCAAGCTCAAGACCAGCACAGAATCCTGGATGGATTCCAGCAACAACACCATAGTGCTCAGCAAAGTACCCTATGTCAGCGGCACGGTATATGCCAAGGACATTGATGCTGCTGGCAGCGTGTTCTCAGTCACCAAAGATGCGCACTATCGCTATTTCAAAGGCAACGGTCTCCCCAGCACTCCCATGGGCAAGTTCCCAGTTGAACAGGGCACAGCTGCCTATAGCTATTATTCTGCTGCACCCGCTGGACACGATCCTAGGACTGGCATACCAGGATCGGATTACAGCAGCGCTGCTGCTATCGGTGTGAGCCCATACAATCTTGACGTGATGGTACCACTGCATCCGCGATACAGCAAGATTCCAAATCCCATTGATTCACTGGTTACCGGAGTGGCGCTAACTGGCACTGTATGGCATGTTGAGGTAGCCAATGCCAGCAGCACAGATTGGTACAACCCACTGTCAATCCTGCCATTGGATGACTGCTTTGGACATCCCTACAGCCAGCAGTATCATCTGCACAGCTATTCATGGAAGTGTTTCCCTAATCAGGGTACCACAGGCCCCAGCCCGCTGGTTGGTTACGCTCTGGATGGATTTGGCATCTATGGCCCACGCGGCGAAGATGGCAAGATGATAACCAATGCACAGCTTGATGAATGCCATGGCATGATCAGCAAGGTAATGTGGGAAGGCAAGCTTACCAAGATCTATCATTACGTGCTGAACAACGAATATCCCTACAGCATTGGCTGCTTCAGGGGCGTGGTCAATACCAGCTTGGCTCTGCTGAAGACTACCAAGCATTCGCATGGTATGTTAAAGAGCATGCACTGACGGTTACGAGAATACCGATAATGAAAAAGGACGGATTGCTCCGTCCTTTTTTTGTATCTAATTATCAGTTTAATTCACTTCTTGGCAGCAGTCTTCTTGGCTGCTGGTTTCTTGGCAGCGGCCTTGGGTGCTGCTATCTTGGCAGTCGGAGCTGCTGCTTCTTCCAACCACGAACCACCATTGGCCTTGGCTTTGTGGCCAGGGTTTAGCGTGGGATCGATAGCATAGGCCTGTGCGCGGCGTGCTGTAGCATCAGCTTCAAGCATCTCTGCCATGCGGATCAAGTCTCGTGCTTCCTGTGCTCGGCCATCAGCAGTGGTGCCTTCCAAGTTGCTCTGATGCACGTTGAATTTGCCCATCTCTGCTAGCACTGCTGCGCGAGTGGCTGGATCCAGATCATTGAGGTCTGGCGGAGTAGCGTCGTCAACAGTTTTCATGGCAGCCAGGATCTGGCGCAGAGGAAACTTCATGCCGCGAGCCGGTGTCATGTGTACGAGATCAACAGGAACCTTGTCCAAGCGCTGGGCAGCATGCAGCTTCTGGAGCATGGTAGCGCCAGTGCCATCCGGAGCAGGGCGGCGGCCCAGTAGTTCGCCTAGGTCCTTGCTCTGTTGACCTTCCACGCTTTCTACTATCTTGCGGAGTGCTTCGTTGTACTGATCAGGCAGCGCATCTGTGTCTATGACCAGTGCATGTTCATCATCGCCTGGCAGGCTCATGAATACCACTACTACCTGCTTGCCAGTGTTCTCCAACTGGCCTATGTGCTTCATCATATCAGCCATTGGCATTACCTGCTGGTTGATCGCCGCTGGTCTGTTGTGCTGCGGCTGCGTCTACGAATTTCTTGAACTTGTTGTATAGCTGGCCAACTGGCTCAAGCTCTGCACCACGGAACGCACCGCGGCTGCTAGCGAGATCCAGCACAGTCAGGATGTTCTGTAGATCTGCAAGATTGATTGTACTATCTTGCTGTGGTTGTGTAACTTGATCGTTCACGGTTTTCCCTCCTCATGGACATGGTAACATATATTAACCATGGCGACTGGGAGATCAAATATCTTTTTGCTAGGTTATGGCATTCCAGATGCGCAGCACGGTGATGCTCATGGTACCAAAGCTGGTTATGAAGGCTCCCGTGCTGAACGCAAGATCGTTGTGCAGAGTCTCGCATGACAGTCCTACCAACCCTGCTGCTACGAAAGCGGCAAACAGCAATACTGCGATGCAGATAGTCTTGATCATGCTGCTACGACTCCGGTTAGATACCAGAACTATTTATAGTAGCATGCCTGATCAGCGTTTCTGCAGGGCCTTGATAGCATCTAGAACCACCATGCGATCCTTGGCCTGCATATCAAAGAAGGTCTTGGGCATCTTGGGTGTACCAAGCTGTGTAAGCATCTGCCCTATGCGAGCCCATTCGCAGCACTGTTTGTCATCCTTGAGATCGCCGCTGCGTGACATCATCTCACGTCCAAGTTCCATGGCATCCATCTGTGTGTCCTATTGTTCGTGTCTCAGGTGAAAGTCTATAGCATCTTCTCTGTTGTTGAATTTTATCTCTACCATGTTAGTGCGGTATTCATCCAACAGTATCTTGCGATCTATCTTGGCAGTGGGCCAATCTATCATCAGCTGCTGTTCCAGCAAGCTGACGTTGAAGTCAAAGCTGGCAGGATTCAGTTCAGCTACTATGAGATTTCCCAACAGCTGAGTGCGACGTATCAGTCTTTGCCTATGAACTTCTTGGCCCATGTGTCAGCCCATTCCTCCAAGTGCTCTTCTAGATAGGCCACACCCTGCGCACTGTGCAGGCTAGCTGTCTTTTCTATGCTGTTGGTCACCACCACAGGCAGCTTGTCTTCGATCATGTCGATGATCTTCTGTCGCTCCTGCGGGGGCATGTCCCTGGTCCACATAGCCAATCGTTCGGCTACCATGGCACACAGCTGGGCACTAAGCTGAGCCAGCTGTGGTCGAAATTCTCCTGGTGTACCTTCCATTACTCGCTTGCCTTCTTGTGCTGATTATCTGCACTAAGTTTAGCGATCTCATCCTTGAGAGCCAACTTCTTCTTTTTGAGTTGGTGTATAGCATCGTCGTCGTATCGACCTGTGCGTTCCCTGCGATCAATCTCATGGTCCAAGGCTTGATGTTCTGTTACCAAACGATTGATGTGATTCTCTAGGCTCATGCTGTGCTCCTGTTGGTGACAGGCTGCTCAAGCAGCCTGTCCGATCTCTTCCACACCCGTGTCGTGATCATAGTAGGCATACTGACCAAACGGTGGCTTCACGCGAGTCTTGTGACCCTCTGTGATGATCCACAGCGTGTCGCAGTAGCTCTCTGGGCCCCAAGTACCAAACGGATAACCGTCTGTGAACACCACTGCTTTCTTGGGCTCGATCTGCTCACTCATCCAATAGTTCCAGAACGCCATGAAATCTGTACCGCCGCCACCCTTGCATTCATAGTTCAGCAGGTCGTCTGCGCTGTCCTTGGTGAACTTCTGGAAGTTATAGACCTGTGTGTCAAAGCAAAGGATGCTGATGGTGAAGTCATTGTACATGCTCATGATGCCATAGACTTCACTGAGAAAGTCCTTGGCCATGCTGTCGCTGATGGAACCACTCATGTCGATAGCAATGGCAATGTCAATGGTATCGTCCTTGTCCAGTGTTGGCAGGAAGATGCCACCATACATGTGCTTGCGATTGGGGCGCATCCAGGTAAAGTCATCAGTGATGCAGCTCTGGATGTTCTGCTGCAGGAGATCGCGCCAGTTGATCTTTGGCTCTACCAGATCATCAATGATGCGCTGTAGGCTAGCTGGCATCTTGCCAGCACTAGCCTGCGCTGCCTGCAGCACCTTGTTCTTCATCTCTTCGCGGATCTTCTTGAGATCTTCTTCGCTGACCTTGATTGGATTGCCATCCTTGTCCACGGCCTGTCGACCCTTGCCATTGCTGCCGTTGCTGTCACCGCCAAGCTCCAGATGCACGTCCATGGTCAGCTGCTTCTTGACCTTGCGCTTTTCGAGATCATCATAGACTGCCTCAGAAGTCCAACCCAGATACTTCTCATCATACAAGCCCACACGCTGGTTGGTCTCGCCCTTGTCGTCAACCTCGGTGACCTTCTTGGTAGGCATCTTGCCGATCTTATCTGAGGTAAGCATGCCGTTGATCACATAGTCGTTGGCCATGTTCCACCAGCTGGGGTCGCGGTGCGTGCGGCGACCAAAATGGTCCAGAGCCACGTGCAGCACCTCGTGGCACAGCACGAACTTGATCTCGTCGATGTCAAGGTCCTTGAAGAAGTCTCGATTGTAATAGATGTTGCGGCCGTCCACGGCTGCAGTGCTGCACCAACCTGCGTCAGTGGCATCTACCAAAGGCAGCTGCATGGTCAGCGTGCCAAAGAACGGCGTCTTGAACAGCAGTTCCAGTCGCGCTTGGCTGATCTTCTTGGTGATTGGATCTCGTTGAATTGACATTGTGTACCTCCAATGAACCATGATAGCACATATTACCAGGGCGTCAACCACTAAGCTGACGCCCTGTGAGTTATTTAGATGCTAGGGATGAGATCGCTGTAACGCTTGCAGAACTCTACCCAGTTCTTCAGCTTTGGCGCCTGCAGAGGCAGCTTGTAGGTACCCATGATGGTCTTGGCACCCATCACAGCCAGCTCGTCTTCAAAGTTGTCCATGATGAAGCGGAAGAACGTGTCTACCTTGGCTTGGAAGGCGTCATTCTTCTTGTTGTCTTCCTTGACACCTTTGCTGGCATCAGTGAGCTCGTAGCACAGCGCAGTGGTCAACGCATACATCACGTCGATCTGCTTGGTGTTGAGCTTGGTGACCTTGCCTTCCAAGATGTCCTTGGCATTGGGCAAGTTAGCAGCCTGCTTGCGATAGGTCATGAACTTGATTCCGGGACCTTCGCCCACTGTGCCCTTGATGAGATCACCCAGAGACTCGTCTGTCAAGCGCACGTCTACCATGTCGCCGTCCTTGTTAGGCTCCTGCAGCAGCTCGCTAGCAAAGAACCATGAACGAGGCGTGGCGAACGCATAGCTGTCCGCGCTGGGTTGGAAGTTCATCAAGTCGTTGGGCTGGAAGCTGAGATAACCAACCACGTCCTTGTGCACGCGGTTCAGCAGAGCCCATTCTTTCCAGTCGTCAATGCTGACATCCAAAGTTACGTGCGTGAAGCGGTTAGCCAGAGGCATGGGCATGTTGTAGGCCACGCCCTTGTCCTTGACACGGTTGCCTGCGGCAACGATCACCACATCCTTGGGCAGCTCGTAGGTACCAATCTTGCGATTGAGGATCACCTGATAGGTAGCTGCCTGCACGCTGGGAGGCGCTGCGCTCATCTCGTCAAAGAACACCAATGCGCGGCTGTTGGGGTCTGTGGGCAAATCGCTGGGATTGCTCCACTTAAAGACCTTCTCTGTCAGCGGCACGTTGGCTTCGTCGCGCACCAAGTTTCCTTGTGCGTCGTATACCTTGACCTCAGCGAGATAAGGGATACCGCGCACGTCTGTGGGCTCCATCAGAGGCAGTCGGATGTCGATAAGTGGGCGATTCTGTTCGCGTGCTACCTCAGCAACGATATCAGATTTGCCAATGCCCGGTGGACCCCAAACGAAGATAGGACGCTTGCGGTTGATGCTGTGGGTCAGCGCAGTCTTGAGGCGTGATGGGGAAATGCCAGTGTTTTCCAGCATGCGAGTCTTGGTAGCAGAAGCGTTAGCCATTGTATGTGGTCTCCGTTGTTGTGATCTTACACTAGCATGTTTTGTATACCTGTCAACCAGAAAAATCAAGAGCTCCAGTAGCTCTCGCTTCTGGGACTGGCATGATAGGGAGTGTCGTAACGTTCGTGGAATTCCCTGCCAGTGATGATGTTCTTGCGCATCACCATGGTCTCATGTATCTCAAAGCTGAAGCCCTGGGCCGAGGGATAGAGATGCAGCAGCTCGCGCACTTCGCGCGTCATTGCCGCGAGATCGGGCCTATCGTAGTCATACTTGCCGCAGAGCCGCTTTCCGCTCTTTTGGCGCTTGTCGACCTTCCAGATTTCCATGGTGTAAAGCATATGCCTGCTCCCTGTTATCTATGCTACATTAGCATGTATCTAGGGACTGTCAACCGGTATTTTTGCCTTTGATTTCAAGTAGCTAAGCGTCATGCTGACAGCAAAAATAGCTTGAAAATAACGTTTTCCTGTGGCCATTGCCCAGCATTCTCTGGTGTATCTGTCCGCAGTTTCTGCTAGTATCTCGTCCAATTTAGCAGCCCAATATTCGCGGACTGCACAGCCTGTGGCAATGTCATCTGCTGTGATCTTGCTGAGATCGCGCTGTTCTATCACGCGCCCAAGCACGTCGCCGTAGAGCTCATCAGAGTGAGGAACATCTATGGTAGTCCTATACAGATGAGCTGCCCAACCCCAGTCACGATCACTGCTCAACTGGAACCTCGTGATCCATCCACTGTGCGCAGAAGGCTTCGGTATAGATTGGCTTCTCAGCTGGGCCAAATCCAAACCTTGACCTAAAGCTGTCTCGGAATGCTGACCAGAGATCTGGATTGACCACGTAGCAGGGATTGTCGCTTGGTAACGCAGGGCTCTGTGTGTGTTTCCATTTCATAGTCACACAATAACAGATTATCTGAGACTGTCAAGCGTGTTTTTTGAAGTTCACGAACTGTTGTGCGCTGCCATCCACCATCTGTAGCTCAAAGTGTAACATTGGCTCAAACACTATCAGGCTCTTGCCTCGCACCGCCCATGGTCCTCGCAGAGCATCTTCTAAGCCCAGCAGCACTCGTCCTGTCATGATGTTGTTGTCGTCGCTGTTGGCCACGTAGCTGTTGTATCTCTCTCCAAGCAGCTTGAGACCAGCTGACGTGAGCCGCCATCCTTGATTAACAAACAGTGCTTTTCGCAGCCTGGCTATAGCATGGTCAGTCAAGGGATCTTCCGGATCGATGAGCCTGGCTTGATAGCAGATATCGATGCCGTGTTTGGTCAACCAAACATAGGGACCCTGAGGTCCGAGATCGCGGAGATCACCATGGGGCCAATCTGTCTTTTCCACCCATTATTTAATGGGATTAGAACCTGCCGCCGTCCTGTTTTACCTCAGCAGTGAGGATCTGCTGCTGTAGATCGATGATCTTTTGGTTCATCTCGTTCTCACGCGACAGCATCACAGCAATGCTTGCGCTGAGGAGATCAGCTTCGTGCATGGTCAACCGGATCTCTCTGCTGTTGCTGATCTTGGCTACTCTGTGCTTTTCAAGGAAAGATCTAACTTGGTTCTTTTCGTCCGTCATGCTTTGCTGATCCTTTTCTTTTGGCTCATGGCATTCTGCATCTCCAGCTTGGTGCGGAACGGGCCTATGAACTCATTCTCTTCCAAGGTCTGTGTGCGCGGGCAGTAGCTGCCAGTCCAGCCATGTTCAAAATCCAACGCATAGTATCCCGCAGCGAATCTGGCCTTGCCCTTGGCGGTCTTAGCATAGGTAACTATAGCACCTTCTTCCACATCAAACACTGCCTTGTGCTTGATTGGATAGCCGTTGATCTGGCCAATCTCATCGTCCTTGTCGTCATCAGTTTCACGTGCTTCTATCTGCAGGTTACCACCTAGAAAAGCAGTTAGCTCGTCGGCGTCTGCGAACAGCTTGCGATCAAACGGACCAATGACCTTGAAGCCTTCCACAGTTACAGTGACCAACCCAGCATTGCTGCCATCCTTTTCAAGGATGTAGCTGGCTTCCGTGATTTCCTTTAGCTTGTAGCTGCTCATGCTGTTTCCATCCTCAGTTGCCCATCGTATTGTGCACTGAAACAGGGTGCGAAGTCATTCACGTTCTTTTCGATCCTGACCAAGCCGTTGATGTTGCAGTAGCGCATGAGGGCCAGTCCGATCTGCTTCTTGACTGATTGGTTGACTTCGTCGATGATCAGCCTGTCAAACTTGTCTATGAGATCCAACGGCTGTTGAGTTAGGTCGATCAACATGCGATTTCTCTCGTAGTCGTCCCGCACTCTGTGTTCTACATTCTCGTGATCTAACCACTTGCTAAGCATGAGGTTATTCCACGCATATCCGCGATTATGTCGGTCTTCGTAGGCAGCTTCTAGCTTGGTCTTGCGCACACCTGGGAACGCACTCATCACGTTGTCGCTGTCATCTCCGCGCATGCACTTTTCAAACAGTATCCATTCTGGATTTGGCACAGGCATTGGCTTGCCTTGCTTGTTGATTGCCAGCTTGCCATCTTGATCATAGATGCCTGTGTGAGTGTATAGCAGGCTAGCTATGCCATTGTATAGTATGACATTTTCTGCGATCAGCTGCTGGAAATCACTGTCGCTGCTGATGATCACGTGCTTGTCATCTGGATGCAGCTGTATCCAGCGTGCGATCATGTCGTCTGCTTCAGCGTTTGGATGGCGCAGCACCGTGCAGTTGGTCTTGTTCTTGATGAATTCCACGAATCCATCCATGCTTTCGAAAAACAGCTGGTCTTCTTCGATTTCTCGTTCTGTGCGTTTGGCAGCTGCTACCTTGCGGTTTGCCTTGTATGGCGTATACACATCCTTGCGCCAGCTTCGTCCTTCCAAGCAGAAAACGGTATGGCTGCCACTGAATTCTGTCCATACCTTCTTGATGCTGTTGAATATTATGTGCTGCGCCATGCCCAACTGAAGTTCAGTGCTAGGAGCTCTCACACCATGGCGCACTCTCATGAATAGGTTCTGAGTATCAATTATTAGATAAGTTGCCATGCTCGCCTCCATCCTGAGTATAGCACAGCTGCGATCTATGTCAACTGTTAGTTCTTGCGCCAGTACCAACCATCGTTGGCAACCATGCGCACCTGCTTGCTGGGTATACCCTGGGCTTTGGCCCAGCTGGTAACTGCGAAATTAACTGAAAACAGGTTAGCATCATGTCCAGCGACCAATCCGCCTGGGCGCACTTTTGGTACCCAGCTGTCCAAATCGGTTAGAACCTGCTTCATGCTGTGACCACCATCTATGAACACGAAATCATATGCTTGGTCTTCCAGCAGTGCTGCGGCTTTTTGGCTGTCTTCGCGTATGAAGTTGAACCTGTCGCCCATCAGAGGTAGGTTGGCCTGCAGTATGGCATAGTTGGCTTCTGCTTCCATCCTGCTCACTGGTTTGTCCCAGTCGTGATAGGGTGCGTAATGATCAATGCCTGTCAGCATGGCTATGTTTGGACATTCGTTGAGCATGAACCAGCTGTTGATACCAAGACCCACACCTATCTCGATGCCTATAGCAGGATAGGGCATGCTCTTTAGCTCGTCCAGGATGCCTCTGCTGGCCTGCTGCCTATAGATGCGAGGCCAATCCGGGCTGTCAAACAGTGTTGTAAGTGTCTGGTTCACCCTGTATTTATGGTATTAGCTATGCTCGGTCTTACCATCCTCTCGCCGAATGCGACGAACATTGCTGACAAACTCTGGATCAGTGGGGGCCATCTCTGCTAGTATGCTGTTACAGACATCGTTTAGCCAGCGGTTGATCACGTCCTCGTCGCTGCCCTGATAGTTATTAGCTCGCAGAGACTGCACGAATGCATCGTTGTAATCTAGCTCAAAGAAGGTCTTGCTGGGATCAACCGGGTCCCAGCTGATCTTGGGCATGGCCATGTAGGGTTCGTTCTTGATGTCTGCGGCCTTGCGTTCGTGTTCTGGTGCGCTTATGCGATTGTGCTTGAGTTCCACATCCAGCTTGGCCAGTGCCAACGCAGTCTCGTCAGAGTTGTCTAGTTCTGCCAATCTGCTATCGCGATCATAGGCGCTGATCTTGCCGTAAGCCAGATCGATGTCCAACACGCTCTTGGTAAAGGCCGGGCTATCTAGCCCGTGGCCGATCCGGGCCTTGGCAATGTCTAGATCATAGCCTGTGAGATAGTATTCAGCTTCTGCCAGTTCTCGGCTCTTGCCTTTTAGTCCCCAGGCAGCTGGTAACCAACCAAACGGTATCTTGCTCATGCTTATCTTCCTATCACGTTGCTGAAGATCCAGCAGTGTATGCGAGCTGCTACGTTGTAGCCGCGCTTGAGCGCTTCTTCCGTGACCCACATCTGCACGTCTTCCTGTTCTTCTCGAGTAGCCCCCACAGGCATGACCCACACTGGCCAGTTCACGTCTGCTGCGCGGAAAGCATCAACTGCTCGCTCTAGTTCATCCCAGGTCAGTGGATTCTTGTCAAGCACGAACTTCAGCTGTCCGTGATTGCTGATCAGCCTGTATTCGCGCACGATCTCTGGCTTGATAGCATCTGTCCAGCTCTCGCCTGAAGTGCCCAGCTTGGGGCTCACGCTCCAGAACAGCTCGCCATTGTACATGCCGCGATTGTTAAAGAACTCATCAAAGTTCTTGCGCACAGCCTGCGTGCCGTTGGTCTCTATGGTGATGTGGCGAGGCATGTCCATCTGCATGCGAAGCGTCTGCATGATGTCCACGATGCCTGTCTGGCTCATCATGGGTTCGCCGCCGGTGAATGCTAGATGCACGTCCTGTCCGCTGCGAGGATGCACAAATGATCCTCCCTGCAGCCTGCTGCGAAAATCTGCGCAGATCTCTTCTGCTGTGCTCTGATGTGCCAGATGGC